GAATGTCCGCGGCCACAAGTGCCATGCCGGCCGTGACGCGGCCTTTCGCATCGACGGTCACCTTGCCATAGGTGCCAGCAGTGACGCCGGAATTTGCCAGGGTCAGGGCGATCGCGGCGTTGGCGGTACCGTCAAAGCTGGCGGAACCGGTGGCGTCGCCGGTGGCTGAAATGGTCCGGGCGGTGGCCAGCTTGGTGGCGCTGACGGCGTTGGCGCCTGCCGGCAGAGCGGCGGCGGCCAGGTCATAAGCCTTTTTCACCGCGCCCGCGGTGGCGTAGGTGGTATCGCTGGCGAGGTTGACGGCGCCGCTGGCCGCCCAGTTGTTGACGTTTTCGAGCTTGAGATCCAGCAGCAGGAGCTGGCGAGCCGAGATTTGCGCTACAGCAGCCATTTAGCACCTCCAGCCGGTTGCGGTTTTGATAAACAGAAATTCATGGGCCACATCCATCAGAACAGCCAGGGTATCGCCGCCCCGGGTAGCAATAGCGGAACCATCAGAGACGACTACTTTGCAGGCCAGGGCAGCGGCCACGGCGGCAGGAGTCATGCTGACCCGGACGTGCTCGCCGACCTTGGCGGTGGCTGGCAGGGTCAGATTGCCCGCCAGGTTGAATTGGTAGGCGCCCTGGGCCGTGGCAGTCTTTCCCGCCGCCTCGACCACCAGCGCAGCGGGCAGCATTAACCCACCAGCGACCCCCGCCATCCCTACCGCCAGGCGATCGGTGTCGGTTGTCCAAAGGAGCTCACCCTCTTGGCCGGTGTAGCCCTTGAGCTGGGCCTCAGTCCCTCGGCGAACCTGGATAGTCACGGCGCCAGTGAGGCTGTTGACGTAGTAACCACCGTCAACCTGATTGCCGCGAGCCAAAGAGATTTCCATGCGCGGCGCACCGAGCACATGGCTATCGAGTAACGTGGTTGTGCCGGCTGGCACATTCAGTCCGTACAGGATGACGTGCTGGGGTTGCAGGCTGGCAGTTGGCACCAACTTGATGGCGGCGGCATCGATCGTGCTGGCCGAATCCACCTGCTTGGTGACGACGCCGATCCCATAGGTGGCATCGAGGACGACGTAACCGACAAAGCCAGCCGTGACGGTAAGCTCTACCTTGGCTACCTGGTGAACGTTGATACTCCAGTTCCCCACCTCGACCACCGCGACGCCGTTACCAGTGGCGCCAATGGCAATCTTCATGGCACCAGGCAGGCTGTACCGGAAGCCCCGGTAAATGCCAGGCGGCACGATCCCGTGGAACTTGCGGTTCAGCGCATCCGTACCGAAAGGCTCCAGGTACTGCATATCCGCCAGGAGTGGCAGCGCCGAATAATCAGGCCCCGTAGGGGAAACAAGCACTATTTCAGCCATAAGCCCCCCTTACGCGATGTTGGTGTCGATATAGCCCTCAACGACAAGGGAACGCTTGTCGTGAAGCCACATCGGAGTTGATACCAGCACAGCCACCAGCCCGTTCTTGTCATCCAAGATCCCCAGGGTGGTGAACTCAAATTGCTGACCTGCTGGAATGTCGCCAGCCTTGAGAGTGGCGCGAACAGTGATTCGACCATTGAGGTAGGTAAATACAGGGGTGTTCGTCAAAAATACCCCTTCCACCGCGGCCAGGTTGGAGGGGATGGCGGCCACAGAGGGGACGCCGTTAACGAGGGTGGTGTTGCCCTTCCCCCATACAACTTGGCCGAGTCGGAAGGTATCCAGGCCAATACTGGCCTTGGCTCGTCTATCGAAATAGCGATAGAGGAGCTTTGCGTCGTAAAACGTGACTGTCGTGGTCATGGCTGCCTCGGGGCGCGAGGCTAGAGCCGGGGGAAGGGGGGCGTCGTTATGCTATCACAGGGTTAGGGCGAGCCGGGGATTGCCCTATCCAGCGTCCAGGAGTCCAGGCGCTGCGCATCGAGGCGGGCCCGCTGGCTGTATTTGTACTCCACGCCGTTGTTTGCGATCGGCATGGTCTGGACGGCATCGCTCTTTGTCCTGGCCACCTCGACCACCTCCAGGACACGCGGGAAGGTCTGATTCGCACTGGTCAGCAGATGCTTAATCACCTCTTCCAGCTCGGGGAGGGTGTATTGCAGGTAGTATTGCGCCCCCTCGAACACGATATGAAGCGGGATCAGCGGCTCGATGAATCGGTTCATTACCGCTTCAAAGGCGGTAGCTTGGTCATCTATCGAGCTTGCCCCCACAAAGCTCGATTGCAGGGAGGTGAGAGGCAGCCGGATCACACCCCGGGACGTCAGAAACCACTCGCTTTCCGGTATATCTTCAAACTCGAGCTGACTCTTGATGGAGAACCGGCTCCCGTAGGGGAAACGAACCTGATCCTTGGGGGCGTAAAGCGGCTCCCATGTGACCTTCATCCCGCTAAACTCTCGGCTAATCGTACTCACCAAGGGATAATCGGTTTTCTTGAGGTGGATCTCGTCGTGGCGCTGCATCAAAGCCAGCGGCCAGTCTGTTTCATCCACTCGATCGGAGAGGAGGAAGAACTCGCCGAGCTCCGATATGCGCAAGGCCAGATCGTCACTGGTCATGGTGTAGGCGCTGGAAAGCCCCCGAAGGCGGGTCAGCAGCGGTTCAATCTGCTGCTCGAACACCTCTTGCACCGCCTCGGCCAGTTCGGTCCACATGGGGGCGGCCTGCTTGGCCGCCGTCAGTCGTTGCTTTAACCAATCATGCTTCACGATCTGTACTCCAGGTTGTAGGTGCTGTTGGCCGCATCGAGGAACACATATTCATTGAGCAACGGGGTGCGGTCCTGGTTATCAACCGTCAGGGTGAACTCGATCACGTTGCCCAGGTCGGTCAGCACTCGCCAAATATCCTTCTCGTAGATGGTGGAATCGCCATTGCCGCCTTTCTTGGCCACCGCATCCTCCCCGAAAGCCTCGTCCAGCTTATCGATCATGGCCTGGCGCACGATCGCGGGCTCTTGGCGCCCACTCATGACGCCATTCAGGGTAATGGTGAAGGGGCTCCGCAGCACGGGCACGTACCTGTAGCGGCGGTTCAGCTCGTCACTCGACTCAAACAGCGCGAGTATTTCAGCCTCCAGCACAGCCTGGGATTTGCGGTTGGAGTAGGCGGAGAAGAAAATCCGGTTGATGTTATCCAGGTTGTAGCCGGTTTCCTTTTCTTGGGCAGTCTCCCCCCACACGTTGACCCACACCAGGTCGGAAATGTGTTGGGCGATGAAGTGGCGATAGTCGTTGTCCCACACGATCTGCTCATCGTAGGCGGTTGCATACAAGGCACCCTTGCGCACATCCTCGGTGGATTCGCCGGCTGCGCCTCCCACAATGGAGGTGGTGGTCACGATGGCGACCCCGGCCACCAGCTCACTGTTCAGGCTATCGAGCGTCATCTTCTGCCCCTCGATCAGGGTAGAGTCCCCTACGGTACACCACACATTGAGGGTGATAACCGACCCCGCGGGCGGCATCTTGCCAGATAGACCATTGCCGAACCGGACGCCGAGCTGTTCGGTGGGCTTATAGAACTCGGTGTACACCCGGGCTTCACCATCAGCACGGCGGAACTGGTAACGCTTCTCCCACTGCTCCATGGGGCGATTGGGTTGGGTCACGTACACATCCACCTGGGACGCCGCCTTGGTCATCTCCTTGGTCAGCAGCAGCTCCAGCCACTTCTGTTCGGTGGTGATTGTCGTGGCGAGGACCTTCTCCTCGAGCTGGGCCACCTTCACGATCTGCGATTCGCCCGGATCAAGCTGAATTGACTCATGCAAAACGTAATTGAGCCGGTTTGGCGCAACCAGGGGGGTCCCATAGGGCAGGCTGATGGTCGCCAAGGTGTTGTTGGTGACCCGGGCCTTGCCGGTAGACGGCGAGATCATGCGGCCCACATAGCCCCTATCCTCCGCGGCGGCGAGGATGGAGGCCCGTTTGGTGGCCGTACTCATGAACGCCTCTTGAAGCAGGCGCCTGGCCAGAAAGTCACTGCGCTCTACCATCTGCCCGATGTAGGTGGCGATCCCGGTGGCGAACTGTGACCCCAGCAGGCGGGACCACCATGTTTTTTGTGCAACGGCCTCCTCAAAGGCCTTTTCAAACTCTTGATAACTCACGCTGCCCCCTTAGAGCTTGTAAATCGCTTCAACAAAGCCTTCTTGCGTCATGATCTGCACCCGGTACAAATCGGTTTCCTGGGCATCTGGCGAGCACAAGATCCCGGTTACCTGGAGGTTCGGCAGATCACGCTGCATCCCTATCAGAATCGAGTTTTCCATTGCCACGGCCGTATCCTCGGTGGGCGGTTCGTGCTTGAACAAGGCCAGTTCATTCCCCCAGCCAGGCCGCCCGTAGACGTGCCCCCTGGGGGTGTTCAGCCACTCCGCCACGTTGTTGGCCAGCGCCTCATTGCCGGCGTAGGTGATGACCCCCGACTCATCGAGCGCCATCAGGTAATCGACTTCATAGGCCATGCCTTACCCCTTATCGCTATTCGGCCAGCGGACGTAATCGTGATCCCCCACGCCGCGAGACTGCCCGTAGTAGTTGTTGGTGGTGCTATTGGTGGTGTTGCTGGCTCCCTTGCTCTCCATGGTGGTGGGTTTCATGCCGTTCAGGGTCTTGTCCAGCTTCGCCATGACTTCGGTCATCTTGGGGTCCATCTTGGCGGTCAACTCACCATTGGCCGGATTCACCAAGTCGGCCTTGGCCTGTTCGCGCTGAATATCCAGCACCCCGGAGAAGCCTTGCGGAGTGGGAACCGACTCAGCTTTGGCTGGGGGTTTCTGGTTGGCGGCGCTTTTCAGCACCATGTAAGGGGCCTCTTTGGCGGCATCGACGGCGGCCTTGTTGGCCTTGTCCAGCGGGATCTGGTTTACCCCGCCGCGCTCTTTGGCGATCTGTATCGCCATAAACTGCTTGTCGTACTTCGCCATTTGCAGCTCAGCGAACTCTCGAGCTGTCATGTTGAGGTTGCCGCCGTTCCCCGTAATGGCCGCTTCCGCGTTTTTCTGGCCCCCCAGGCGCAGCGCCTCCACCGCGCTCATGTTGGGGTTCTGCAGCAGCGCTGGGGCGCCCCCCGAGCCTTGTTGGTGCATCAGATAAAGCTCGCGGGCCTCTGGCGCCCTTCCCATTTTCTTCTGGAACTGGCGGGCATTATCGACGGCAAGGGCGGCCGCACCGGCTGACGCTTGTTGCACGTCATAGGGATCGGTGATCCCGTATGCCTTGGCCGTTTTGGGGACGAACTGGTACAGCCCAGCCGCCCCAGATCCGGCGTTGTAGGCAAGCGGATTGCCGCCACTCTCGATCATCGCCATCGCATTCATGTAGCCAGCCGGCAGCCCGTTAGCCTGCTCCAGGGCGCTAAAGTCATACTGCTTGCCAGCCTTCTTCACATCAGCCTCCGTAATGCCCTGTCTGGCGCCCGGGGCGTTGTATCGCGCCGAGCTGTTGTTGATGATTACCCGGTCCCCCTCGCCCTTCTTGTCGGCGCCCAGGATGGGGCCGAAGAAGTCGTATAGGGATTCGGCCAGTTCGCCGGTGTCGAAGGTCAGCGCCTCCTTTGCCCCGTCAAAGCCAAGGTCCTCCGCTATCCCACCCAGGAGGGAGGCGGTACCTGACACCATCCCGCCCATGTTGACCGCCCGGGCCACGTTGACGGCCAGGTTCTGGCCGAAGGTACCGGAATCGCCCTCTTCCACGCCCATCGTCGCCAGCGCCTTATCGTTGCTGAATGCGGCATGGAGCCCTTTCGCCATGTCATCAGAGTTGAAGGTCAGCGACTCTTGCAGGTTCTTCATCCCCAGGGCGCCGGCCCCATCGGCCAGCAGGCCTGACACCCCGGAGGTGAGGCCACCGAGATCCAGCACCTTGCTGGCCCCCATGGCGATCTTCTGGCTGACGGTCGGGTCCTTGGCCTGGTCCAGGCCGAACACGCGGCGTTGCCCTTCCTCGTCGGTAAAGCCGGTGTAAGCGTCATAGGCAGTCATGGCAGCACCGATCAGGGGGACCGCTCGACCACCCAGCGCCATAGCCCCACGCCCAGCCGCCGCAATCGCTCCAGGCGCTGCCGAGAGGGCTCCGCCTGTCATTCCCCCCATAGCGGCCACGGACGCCAAGGGAGCGCCAACGGCGGGCATACTGGCGGCCATACGGGCAATACGACCAGCGCGGGCCGGGGTGGTAACGGTTCGGGGGGCGGAGACATTCCCACGCCCAGCAGCGCCCGGGGCGCCCGCGGTACCGACACCTGCAGCGCCAGGAGATCCGCGACCACCCACAGCGCCGGCGCCGCGGCTGCCCGGGACACCACGACGACCGCCCTCCCCGCCAGGCACCCCCCTGGCCTCACCCCCAATACTGGGCAGTCTGCCGGTTCGCCCCTGGCCACGACGGGATCGCGGGCCATCTGCCGACCCACCAGCATCACGCAGCGAATTGGAACGCCCACGGCTGCCAGGACGCCGCCCCTTGCCTTTGCGCCCTTTCCCCAGCTTCTCCCCCAGGGTGTCCGCGGCCATGTCCACCAGCCCCTTGGATTGCGGCTTGGACGCTTCGATCAGGGCATCCAGGCGCTCCACAACCTGCTCATGCCGCTCCTCGGTCTTGGCCTCGGTCTTTTGCTGGACTGCCGCCTGCTGGGCCTCCAGGGCCTCCTGCCGGAACTCTGTTTGACTGCCGGCCTCGGCTTCGGCCTTGGCTTGGTGGTCAGATGGCTTGGGCTGGGGGCGATCCGCCTTGGCCGTGCCGGCTCGCTCGTCCGCACCCGCTCGCTCACTTCCTCCTGGTTGATCTGCTTGCGCCGGGGGCTCGATAGCATCAGGGGAGTCAGTGCGCACGGAATGGGAAGATGCCTCAACCCTCCCAGGCTCCCCCACCACATCGGCGGCCTGGCTGATGGCCTCGGCGGTCGCCTCGACACGGGCAACCGCATCAGGAGCTATGTGCTCTTGGGGCTGGGCAGGATCTACCCGTTCAACAACAACCGGGGATGGCGTCGCGGCGTCACCCCCCGCAGCCCCGGGGCCGCCAGCGGCACCAGGCGCAGCCGCCCCGGGACCACCAGCAACTCCGCCAGGCCCAGCGGATCCGGCAGGCCCAGCGGATCCGGCAGGCCCAGCGGATCCGGCAGCACCGGCAGCACCGGCAGACCCAGCAGCACCGGCAGACCCAGCAGACCCAGCAGACCCAGCGGATCCGCCTGCACCAGCAGAACCGGCAGCAGAACCGGCCGCATCAGCAGAGGAAGCAGCAGCGGCAACGGAGGAGGCGGCAGCATTACCAGCAGCGCCGGCAACTCCACCCTGTCCCGCGCTACCGACCACACCAGCCAATTCAGTGACCTCGACCGCACCTGTCGAGCCAGGCGCAGCGGGCACAGCGGGCACAGCGGGCACAGCGGGCACAGCGGGCACAGCGGGCACAGCGGGCACAGCGGGCACAGCGGGCACAGCAGGCACAGCAGGCACAGCAGGCACAGCGGGAATGGCGGGGGCAGCAGCAGCCGCAGAACTGGCCGCATCTGCAGAGGCAGAGGCAGAGGCGGCAGCACTACCAGCGGTGCCTGGTCGCCCAGTCGCAGCGGGAGGCGCGGGAGGCTGGTTTGCTATGTCGGCAGCATCAACCACGATCGGGGTGGTTGTGCTGGTTGAACTCTGCAAGCCCGCATCAGTCACCGCGACCGGAGCGACACCAGGAGCAGGCGCGTCAGGGTCTGCAGCAGTCGCCCCAGCAGCACCCGGGGCGCCAGCGGTGCCCGCAGATACCCCATCACCCCCAGCTCCACCAGGGGCGCCACTCAGCCAGGCCAGCGGGTTCTTGATAGCCCCCCATGCCTTAACGAACTTGTCCTTGGCGTAGTCTTTGGCATCCTTGGCGCTGCCGATCTCCCGATCAGCAAGGGCGTCCCTTACCTCGTCGGCCATGCCCTTGGCCTCTTTGGCCGCCAGCCAGAACGTACTGCCCACCGCGACGCCGGCGCTGTCGGCCGTCTCGGTGTTCGCCAGATCATGCCCACCCTTGCCGCCCAAGAGCGCAATGGCGCGGACCAGCAGAGACTGGGGGGCGCCATCGCCCTCTTGCTGCTCGTCGGCGTCCTGGCCCCGTTCACGCTTGAACCGGCGAGCCTCTATCTTGTTCGCATACTTGCCATCAGGGCGGCGGACCTTGCCATCATCCCCCAGATAGAACCCGTGCATTTTGGCCGGGGTGGGTGGGTTACCCGGTGAGCCAGCCGATTGCCCGCCATCGGCACCAGGGGAACCTGGTTCGCCCTGGTCGGATTGGATGGCGGCGGGTTGGGTATTGGCCGGCGCCCCGGGGGTGCCACTTTGGATCGGTGAATTGGCATCACCCGCCTGGGGGGACGTTTCCCGGACAGGGGTCGGCGCGGGCGCTTCGCCCAGGGTAATGGTGCGACTTTCCCGCACCTCGGCGGCCGTCTTGGTGGGCTTGCGAGGCGCTTTTTCCTTATCGGGCCGCGGCGCCCCCCTTACTTCTCTCGGTGTCTTTTTTTCCTTTTCGGAGCCTGTTTTCTCCTGCTTTACCTGAATTTCCCTTTTCGGCGCCAATTCGGACAAAACGGGGCGGCGCCCATGGGGGATTTCTTGGTCTGAACTTCCCCTTTCGGTGCCGCCATTCTCCGATATTCCCCGAATTTCTCTTTTCGGGTCTTTTTGCTCGGCGCTTATTTTCTCCGATTTTCCCTTTTCGGAGATTTCAGGCTCCTGGCCGGCGACCCTTGAATTTCGGCCCAGGCGGTTGTAAATCCCCACCAAGATTTTCTGTTGCTCTACCCCCTGCCGCTCCACCGCCTCGGTCAGGTTGGCCAGCTCATTGATGATCTGGGTGTCCTTGTCTGACTCGGCAAGTTGGAGGCCTGGCGCACCATTCCCGGGTTGCTCGGCGGCCTCGGTCAGGCGGGCCAGGTCCTCAATGTTGCGCGGTGCTCGCTCGCCGGCGACGGCCGGGATTGCCTCGGCCTGGTCGCCGTGCTCCCCCTCCCCCTGGCGGCCGGCCACCTCCGCCAGTTCGTCCTCTGTGTGGTCACGCATTGCGGCCTCTCTGCTTGGGTTTGAATCGCTCCACCAGCCCCTCATTGATGGTTTCCGCCAGGCGGGCGCTGGAACTCATAACACTGTCGATTGGCTGACTTCCGTAAACCGTGAGGTTCTTGATGATCGTCATCCAGTCGATCAGGCTAAATTGCTGGTATGAACTGGACAGGCCGAAATCGGAGCAGCAGGACGGTTGCTGGTGCCGGTTCGCCCGCTGCCTCCTTTTCGGCTGGATGGTTTTCACAGGGGAGCGCCGGCGACACCAGATCCACCCTTCCCTCTCGGATCTCAACGGCCAGGCCGTGGCGGAGCTCGGCGGCGGCCAGCAGGCACTGGGCCACCAGCGGCTGGTATTCGCTCTCGCGGTCCATGTGTGTGACCAGCTCACGCTTTTTCTCAAGGGCTACTTCCCAAGGCAGGGCGGCCCACTCCAGCACGGTGAAGGAATGCAGCACCTCGGCCACCTTGATCTCGGCGGTGAGCCGCTTTTGCTTGGCCGGTTCGCTGTTGTCGCGCTGCAGGCGCAGGCCTTCCAGGTGAGCCATGGCGAGGCCATTCATCGGGTGGAAGTGCGCCGGCTTGCTCTCGCCATTCACCCGGACCTCCCCCTCGATGTAGGCGGGGCGGTCTAGCATCACCACCGCATCATCGAGATCCACCAGGTCAATATCGACATAGTGCGTCTCTCCGCAGTGCTGGCACTCGTAGGAATACGCCAGGGTGGTATCTGCCGAACTGGACACAAAGATCCACCAGAGCGCGGTACGGCGGTCCTGGGCGGTCCATAGTTCGGCGTTGTCCCGGGTGCCCTCCTGCAATTGATTCAGGTAATCGCTGGTGGATTGCTCCTCGAGCTCGGGACGCAGGTCGCAGAAGTCCAGGCAATCGGCCACGGTAGGCGCCCGAAAGTGGATCTTCTTGGCTGGGTTGCTGGGGAGCGGGAACGGTTGAATCGAAATCATGTTGGCCTCTTAGGCTTTGTACTTCTGGAAGCTCATCGGGTAGCTGACGAACTCGGACACGGCCGAGCGGTCGCGGGTTATCTCGCCGTACTCGGCGGCGCTCACGGTCCACTCCTTGTCCAGCACTTCGCTATCGTCCGACTTGAGGCGGTAAAGGCGCATCTTGAACAGGTAATCGATCGGAAGATTGACGGTGCCGTCATCGTTGACCACCTTCTTGGCCTTCTTGTGAAAGAACTCCGCCACCCGGCCATCCTCGTGATCGCGCACGATCAGGGTGACCAGGCCGGCCGTCTTGTTCACTGGCGCATTGAGTGTTTGGCTGCCGATCTGCTTGGCCTCGTACTCGATGGTCAGGCCGCCGTAGGTGATTTCTTTGACGTAAATGTCCAGGTCTGACGGCTGGCCATCGATCTCGACCCGGAATTGCCACCCCTGCTGGAAGGGCGTTTGCACTAGCTGCTTCACCATGCGGCGCTGGCGGTCTAACAGTCCCACAGAGCCCCCTTAGCACGGATGGATGGTGATCATGGGCAGGATGGCCCGCTGTGACTTCATGGCTTCACGCAGGGCGGCGAGCTGGGCCTCTCGGTCTGCAGGTGTCGGCAGGCGGGAGGTATCGAGCTTGCCGGCTTCCTGAATGCGGGCGGTGCGCTCGTCATTCGGGATGGCGATCAGGATCTCCAGGTAGTCCTGAATCATCCCCACGGCAGTGGGTGGGATGTGGTAGCTATCCATGGCTACGCCGCGCAGGTTAACCAGGTAGGTGAAGCGCACCGGCAGCACAGCGCCAGGGTCCAGCTCCAGGGTTTCCTTGCTGTTTTCGTCGGCGGTGATTTCGGTGGGGGTGTAATTGCCCTCGGCATCGCTCGCAACAATGGGCGCGAGATAGTCGGCGGGAACAGGATAAGCGGTGCGCTCGGACAGCTTGACCGTCTTGGTCACGCCGGCCAGGTCTTGGTATTGACCCATGGCATCAATGAGTAATTGCCGTTGTTGAGGTTCGCCCACCAGCAGCACTGAAAACCGCTTTTGGACTGCTGATAGCAGCTCAATAGGCGTCATGAATTACCCCCTTTTGCGCGTGATGAACATGCCGGTTAGGGCACTATGAACCCCGCCTCGCAGCGGGGTTAGGAAGTGGTGGTTACGCCCATTCGGACCAGTTATAGGTCACGGTGATGGAGGGTTTGACCAGGCTCTGCACGTCCTCGGTGCTGAACTCGATCGCGTCAGAGCGCATCTTGCAGTGCTCCATGCGGCAAGTCATACCCTTGGCCGGGGTGCCGCCCAGGGATTCAGGGGTCGGCTTGATCGACAGGTTGACGTACTTCTTGCCGCGGATCATGTCTTGCAGCGCACGAACGACCGGACCCTTGATGGTTTCCACGCAGGTGACGGTGATCTCGCCCTTGTTCTCGAGCGGCCCGTGCTGGGTGAAGTTAAGACCCATCGGGCCAAAATCTTCTACGTCAGCGCGGCCCATGGCGGGCATCTGGGCGGTGCGGATAAGCACGGTCAGATCGGGATAGCCATCAAAGACCATTTCAAACTCGGCACCCAGCAGCTTTTCGCCGGCGTCGATGTTCTTACGGAACTTGTTGCGCAGCAGGCCCAGGTCGGCCTTGGTATTGGTATGTCCAGGCATAGTGATTCCTTATGGGTACATGGAATTGATTTCGGAAGCGTTGATCATGCGATCCGGGGTGATGGACAACATGACGGTGTTGCGCGTCATGTAGCCGTCTTTGGTCCGGGGCGCGTCCAGTTCGCTGGTTACTTCGGTGATCACCGCATTGGTGATCTTGAAGCGGCGGCCAACGTCGATAACCACCAGTTGGGGAGTCCGCCCACCGGGCAGGTACTCCTTGAGCTCGGGTGAAGCCATGGTTTCCAGCGCCTTGATGGCGTCGTGAACCTCGGCTTTCGCGTCGGCGTAGGCCTGAAAGTAAACGGGCATGTTGATAGTGGGAGGGGTGGTCCCCTCCCACACCATGACGGAGTTATGTTGGGTGACGGTGGTCAGCTTGCCGGAGTCCTCGCCAGACTGCCCAGATTGCGCCAGGCCGGCGATACGGCTTGCCCCGCCAGCATTGCCCAGGGTGTCGCTCTCGAAGGGGCTGGTCCATTGGGAGGAGAGCGTCTTGGCGGCGCCCTCCCCGATATAGCCCACAACGGTGGTGGCGCCCTGGGTGATAAACACCTTGAGGCCGCCGCTGATACCGTCCTTTGAACTGACTCCGAACCTTGGCATAACTCCCCCTTCCCGTTACTTACATGCCGCGACTGCTACGGATCCGCATCGACTTGCGGCGAGCGGCGCGAGCTGATGCGGTGTTGGCTTTGGCACGGGCCTTTTTCAGGGCGGCGCGTTGGGCGGCGGACAGGCGCTTTTTGCGAAGTGGTTTGCGGATCATCTTGACCTTGCCGTCCCGGACCACTCTCACCATGGCATCCATCATCATCGACTCGCGCACGGCGAACTCGGCGATCATTTCGTCCACGTTCACATCGCCACCCAGGAAGTCGCCAGCGGTCACGAATGCCTTGGCGGCGGCGCTATCGTCACCCCCCATGGCATCGGTCGCGACCTGGACGGGAACGCCCAGGGACACCAGCGCATCGGCCATCTGGGTCAGAGCCTGCTCATAGGCTTCCTGCTCCTCGTCGCCGGTCACCTCGCCATCCTCGTCCACGTCGGCCAGGGCTTGGGCGTAAACGTCCAGGCCTTCGGCGGAGTCGTCGCCATCAGCCACCCACTCGACAACCATTGCCATGGCGTCAGCGCGGGCGGCCTGCATGGCGGCCCCGGCGACCGCATCGAGCATCTGCTCGTCGGTGACCGAATCGAAGAAGGCTTGCTCGGTCATGCTGGCGGGGTCTTTGTTCTTCACCCCGTCCAGCATGGCCACCGCAGCGCCAAATTCACTGCCGGCAGCGGCGCCGGCAAAGCCTTTTGCATTACGCATACTCAAACGCTCCTATTAGCGGATAAGTGAGGGGGAACCCAGGATCCGGCGAGAGGTGCCTGTCACGCAGCAGCCCCACTGGACTTCCCAGGAGTCGATTTCTCGTTGCGCCACGGTCAGGGTGTACGGGCTCTCGCCGTCCTCGTCGGGGTTGCGCGGCTTGACCAGGGCGTCAGCGGACACATAACCGCTCAGGATCTCGGTCATGCCACGCTCCAGGCCGTCATAGGTGAGCCCGTCCGGGGAGTGCTTGAGCTGGTTCGCCAGTTGGTAGAACTGACGGGAGATCGCATTCATGGTCGAGCTGACGTGCTGGAAGCGCAGGTAATCCTCGGACTGGCGACAGGTGAGCGCGTCGTCAATCATCAGCTTGCCGGTGGTGGACAGGCCGATCTTGTTGATACGGGCCTTGTACATGGCCTTCTCGTCGGGTTCGCCAGCGCCAGGCAGCAACTGCACCTCGCGACGGTCGATGATCCCGCGCTCCTCGCCGGCCGGGGAGTAGTGCCAGCCACCCACAGCACCGGTCGCTTTCGCCACACCGGCCGCCTTGGCGACGAACGCCACGCCGGAGATACCCCAGATGGCACGGCCGCCGCTGTACGGGTCTTTGGCGCTGTACGGGAAGTGGTACAGGGAAAGGTTGTTGTTGTTGAACGCCATGGAGTTTGATGCTGCCAGGGCCTGCTGGTAGGTCTTGGTCGGCAGAATGTCGATGAACGCATCCACGCGACGATCCCGGGCGATGGCACCCAGGGAGGCCATCACATCCTCGTCATAGCAGCCCAGGCCCAGCACGGCGGTATAACCCACCAGCGCGTTGCGCAGGATGGTGAGCGCCTTCTCATATTGCGCCGGCGCGATGTTTTTCTGGTTGCCCAGGGTGCCACCGGACAGGGTGGTTTTGGTAAAGCCGGTAAAGCCGGTCCGATCAATTGCCATGTCACATACAGCCTCCAGCACAGTGCTGGTGGATTGCAGGCGATCCAGGATGAAGGTGGACGCCCCCATGTCGTCGGTGGCTTCCGTATCAAAGGACACTTCCAGCTCCTCGACGGTGTAGTCCACGCCGAACTTATCGGTGGCGGTCACGGTCAGGGTGTAGGAACCGGGCTTGCTGGCGATCGGGGTCATGGTCAGGTGGCGACCGGTCACGTTGCCATCCTTGACGCCCAGGGCCAGCAGAACGTTACCGCCCTGGGTCAGCTCCAGCGGGGTGCCGAAAGCCAGTGCCCCAGGCATCACCTCGAAGGTGGCAGCACCTTGGCCGGCCACACGATGAATGTACAGCACGGGGCGACGCGCATCTTCGGCTACCACTCGCACCACATAGCCATCACCGCCCTTCACAGCGTCGCCAACATGGCGCAGCGGTTCGGATAAAGTCAGGCCCATTGACGGGTGATAGGGGTTGCCCAGCTTGGATTTCCAGTTGGTGCCGGTAATGCGGATCAGCTCAAACGGGTTGCCGAGCTCAGAGATAACGATCCCGGCAAAGACGGACTCGCTGCCAGTGCCACCAGCGGATTGAGTGGAGGAGGTATCAATAGCCTGAACGGCTACCTGGGCTACCTGACTCAGGGTAAACGGGATAGATGACATGTCTTGCTCCTACTTACTTGGTTTTGGTGGACTTGTTGCGCTTGTCCTGCACCACGCCATCACCTGCTTGGGCAGCAGCAGCGGCGGCGGCCTGGGCGGCAGCTTCGGCAGCGGCAGCTTCGGCTTGCGCAGCGTCGGCGTCTGCCTGGGCTTGGGCCTGGGCGGCTTCTGCTTCGGCGTCTGCCTGGGCTTCGGCGTCTGCCTGGGCTTGGGCGTCTGCCTGGGCTTGGGCGGCTTCTGCTTCGGCCTGCTCATCCCCCAGTGTCACGACAGCAAGAGGGATGACGGCGTTAACGGAACGGGTGAAATAGCCCACCAGGCTCTCGGGAACCTCGAACTCTTGCGGGCCGGCATTCTTGGACACGGGCGCAATATCAATGCCGGGGTGGCTGGTGTGGCCGATGAAGCAGTGCGAACCCGTCGGGTTGGTGACGATCAGTTTCATGAGTACCTCGCTAGGTGAGGTGCGGCCGGTGCCGCACCTTTACCGGGATTAGGCCGGGATCATTTTCAGACGGGCGAAGAAGCGGCTGCCGTTCTTCGGGTGAATGTCGCAGTAGGACAGTTCCCAGATGGTGTTGCGGTCCTTGAGGGCGGCGTTGACGTTGTGGTTGTAGATGGTGGCCGGGACGGCATCACCCACGACCAAGCCGGCTTCGGCGTGACCTTCGCCACGGGCGTAGCACAGGCAATCGAAGGTGCCGAGCTTGGTTGCAGGCATACCCTTGATGACCTCGATTTCCACCGGGACCTCGTAGATCTTGAACTGGCCAAACAGCTTGCCGACGTAGTGAACGCGGTTCACCTGGCGGTAGCCCTCGACCATCTGGAAGTGCGGCGCACCCAGGGACTTGATGACGGCGCAGGCTTGCGGGCCGCAGAACATGCCGACCAGACCGGAAACCTCGGTCTTAACCTGCATTTCCTGGGAGATCACCAGCAGCAGCTTGTGCAGCGTCTCGTAGTGCTCCTTGAAATACTGCCCTTCTGCCACGGTCAGGTTGAAGGTGTAGGTCTTGCTCATGGCCAGGATCATCTTGCGCAGGTTGCGCACGTCTTTCTCGTAGGCCAGGTAGTTGCGCAGCTCGCTCATTTGCATGGAGCGGGTGTCGATACCGAACTCACGGTTCATGGTCCAGTACGCCTGGACGGTGTGCTCGGCCGCCAGGGCGGATTCGTGCGGACGCAGCTTGAAGGGTTGCATGTCGTTGGCGATGACCGGGATCAGGTCGGGGGCCTTCTCGATGTCAACGTCATACTCCAGCAGCATGAGCTGGCCGGTTTTCAGCGCGGCGCTGGTGGTCAGTTCGACCTTGCCGGTGGCGGAGGTAACAGTGCCGTTGATGACGACCTCGGTACCGTCAACGGTGGTAGTGCCGTACAGCTTGCCGATCTGGCCTTCCACTTCGGTAGCCACGACGGCGCCGTCCAGCCACAGCTTGGCGGAGGCCTTCTTGAAGGGGACGGTGACACCGAAACCAGCAGAGGCGGAGTCGTAGACGAAGGTTTTCTTGGTGCCGTCCGGTTGCTGGTCAGCATTGAAGCCGTAGATCTGGTTCAGGCTGGAATACTGGCCGAACGCGGAGTTACCCAGCACGTCGCCGACCTCGTAGTCGCCGAAGTTAGAGCCGGCGACGCGGCGAACGTCGAAGATCTCCACCTCGTTGGCCTGGGCCGGGATGTAGGTCACGGCGTCAGAGGTAGCGCACATGAGCAGGGTCGGCAGGATCAGAGCAGCTTGCTTGGCGCGGATTTCCACGCCCTCGCTAGAGCTCAGGGACTGGCCGACGGCATCGAGCATCTTGACGCCCTTGGACTTATCCATGTCCACGGTGATGTTTGCCAGAGCCTGGGCGGCGGAGGCCAGCATGGCCTTGCTGGGCATGGTGCCGTAGGAGTCGTAATAGCAGTTGATCGAGGTGGCCCAGGCAGTTGCTACCATGGGAGCGAGCTCGCCCAGGGCGTCAAACATCGGGCTCTGGCTGGCAGCCTCGGCGATAGCACTCAGGCGAAGGCCGGAGTCAGAAATCATCTGGCCGTCGGCCAGTTGCGGGTGGATACAGACTTGTGCAACCTCGCCGCTCAGGTTTTCAATCAGCGCGGCCCGTTTTTCTACGGCTTGCATGTTAGACATGAGGCATTTCCCCTGGTGTGTGGTCGATAGAAAACGCGCGGCAGTAGGCCGCTTAACGCTTTCTTGGCTGGGCAACCAAGGGGGAAGGGTGTTCAATATCGGGTTAGGATGTTGAGACGGGCAGATCATAGCGGATTTTGTTTTGCCGTTGTCAAACCACCCAAAAACGGCATTTTCAGCCGCCTGGTGGCCTTGCTAGGCTGGTCGCTCGAGCGATGAAACCGCCCCCGCCAGGGCGGTTTTTCGTTGTCAGATACCGAACCCGTCGATCACTGATTTCACTTCATCGGGCATGACGGAATCCGCTATATCCCGCAGGCAAGGGTTGTTGATGACGGACGCGATGATGGATGACTGGATCGCCTGGTTGAAACTGGTCTGCAGGTCGCCCCACATGGCTTGCGCATCGTCCACCAGCCCCTTTACCTGGTCGCGGGCCAGCTTGATCTGGTTGGTGATGCCATCCAGGGATCTCAGGAGCGCCGCCAGCTTGTCCTGGTCGGCCTGACTCATCGAGCCGGTCAGGCTGTTGGCGTACTTGGCCACCAGGGCCTCCAGCTCGCCCAGGGGGCCGCTGACCATATCCATGGCTGCCTTGAGCATGTCTGTCCCGCTGGTGGAAGTGAGCACGGAGAAGGCCGAGCCGAGCGGGCCGCACCCCGCCGAGGCGTCCCCCATCTTCTGGGCCACCCCAGCCGCCACCCCGAACACGGCAAACTTGCTCGTCACGTCCTCCATGCGCTGATCGATGGCGCCCCCCAGGGCCTCCAGCACCCCGCCAGAGCTGCTTACTGCCTGCTGGTAGGTGTTGAACTTGGTGGCGGCGGCCCGGATCTGGGGCGGGATCTTGATGGATGACCCGCCCCCGGTGGAAATGCCATCTTCTGGCAGGTCAGCCAGGGACGTGAACCGGCCGCTTAGGCTGGTGGCCTGCTCCATGGCATTGGCCGCCTTGCCCGCAGCCGGCGAGGATAAGCCAGCGCTCGAGCGCAGCGCCCGATAGATGGCTTGGGACTTGGGATCGTCTAGCATGATGCCCCCTTGTTGCGCTTGTCTGTTGTCATTGGGCGGCCTCCACCAGGGCATGGCCCAGAACGACCGTCAAGAAGATAACCCCCACCAATACGCCCACCAGCAGGCGGCAGCTCTTGGGTTGCTTCATGCCGCCCCCTCTACTGCTGGACCTTCATCACCCTCGCAGTTGGGGCAGCCATAGGCGCCCAGGGAAGCGGGGAACTCGCAGCCACAGCCGCACTGATATTGCGCCGGGGCTTCGTCCACCAGCTCGCGCAGGTTGCCCACCACAGAGCAGATCAAGCGGTCCTTGGCCTGCTGGTGGTCGGGGAGCTCGGCAAACGGCACCATGCACGGGTGCTCTTTCAGTTCGGCGTCCTTCACCGGGCCATAGATCCAGCCCTCGGCCTGTTTGTGGGCCATCCACGCTTCATGGGAGGCTTGAGGGCCTGCCGATGGGTTGCCCAGGTGCAGGCGTACCCCGGCGATCATGGATGCGCGTTGCCAGTCGGGGGCGAGCTCCCAATCAACCTGTGAGTGGTCGCCGCAGGCCTCGCAATAGGCCTTGTTGGTCTGGTGGCAAACACGGGCCACCGCTTCTATCGAAAATTTCACGTCACATCCTCCAGGTGGGCGACCGGAGGCGAGGAAGGGGAGAGCCAAGGGGTTAGCCGGCCAGGCCGAGCAGACCGCCCAGGAATTTCAGGATGACCACCGGATCGAGCGGCATCACCGGCACCTCCTCGGGCTTGAGGCGCAGCGTCAGCACCAGCACATCACGGACCACCAGCCCGTAGAGCACAGACAGCGCCAGGACGTACATCACCGCCGAGCGGCCATAGGCCACGAACCGGCTACCGCTGGCCATGCTGAACGCGGTGGTCATGGCCTGGATGATCTGGGGCTCTTGCTCCACCTTCTTCATCATCACGGCCCATTGCGCCCGTTCGGCGTCCGAAGTGAACAGCCGATCACCGGCACTCCCCAGGGCGTCAATAACACCACCTGCAGCGACGGCCGCAGCCTCACCGGTGGCCTTGCCCAGCCCCAACATTGACAGCAAACCCATATAAACCTCCTACGTGATTTGAAATGCCCCGTTGCCGGTGACAATCACCGACCCGCAGGACACGTTATCCCCCACCACGCACACCGGAGCGCCGTTGATGGTGAAATTCTTGGAACCAATCCCGACCCCGGTGTGAGGCGGGTTATCGGGCTTGACGTGGAACGCCCAGAGCATTCCGTCACAGTGAACGGGCGTCCCGTTGACCGTAAACAGCGGCTGGCCTTCCACAGCGGGCCGGGGCGGGTAACCGTCATGCCCGGAGCACAGGGACCCCTCGATTGCGACCTCTGCCATCAGCCCAGACTCCAGGAGGCGCTGGACCCCTTGAAGGAGTAGCTACCGCCCGCCTCGAACGACACGCTCCCGCCCGCCTTGACGGAGTAATCCCCATCCGTCTCGAGAGTGGCATTGCCCTTGATGGTCACCTTGAGCGCCCCGCCCACCTCCTGGGTGGTGTCGCCGGCGCTGGATTGGAATATGCCCTTCTCGCCATGGATCACGATCTCGCCGGCGCTGGTCAGCTCGACCGCCGAGCCGGTGGCCTTGTGGGTGAACCGCAAGGCGCCCTCTTTGGTCAGTTCGGCCAGGATGCCGTACAGGGAGAGGGTGGCGTTGCCGTGGTAGGTCGCCGCTTCCGGCTTGGGCTGTTTGGCGGTGCGCTTGTGCTTGTGGGCCTGTTTGCCGGCGAAGGCCTCGTGCGGCATGTTCAGCACCCCATCAGGGGCGTACAGGCAGCCGCCCGTGATGATGGGGCAACGGGTATCGCCGTGATCGAACTCGACCCAGACCAGATCCCCCACCGCGCAGGGGATGGCGCCGCCCATATTGGCCCGGGTGCCCAGTGGGAGGCGCGGCTCAGCCCAAGGCAGTTCCTCGTTTCTCATGCCATCCCAGAGCCCCAGGACGCGGATTTGCACCTTGTAGTGCCCCTGGGGGTGGTTGACGTTGGTCACTATCGCCCGGTGGGAGCCCAGGAGCTTTCTCGGTTCACTCATATCTGGCTCGCCCCCGTGGTCAGCTTGCAGCGGTATTCGTTGTTCTCGTCGATGTGGCTCACGGTCATGATCACCTGCTTGGCCGGCAGTGACTCATCGAGCACGTAGCCGCGGTTGATGCGGTGAAGGCGGATCCCGACCGTCATCCCGGCCATGTAGGTGCCATTGCCTGGCATGTCACACACCAGCGCCGGCACGGTATTGGCCCCCATGCCATCGAGCTCGTCCAGGGTGGCCCCTGGCACGAAACGACGGGGCGCCTCGGGGTTAACCTGACTGACCATCAGGCCGGCCACGGTGTCCCACGACATGTAATTGCGCTGCACCTCGCGCTCCGCATTGGGCGCCTCGTACAGGGGCTTGTAGCCCAGGATCGGGTGGGCGGTTCGTTGTGCCTGGTACTCCAGGACGGGGTATCCGTCCTTCTGGCCACCCAGCATGTTGCGGGGGATGCAGTAGACCGTCCCCCTCGCCACCCAGATCGCCGCGCCAAGGTCACGTTCCATCTTTTTCAGGACGCTCCCCGGGGTGGCGCTGGCCGTGATGTGGTGCGTCACCTTGCGGGTGGTGAAGGTGGTTTGAATTTTGTAGCCCGGGAACAGGTCGGCCAGCATGTCCGCCACCCTCACCCCGATGAAGAAACGGGGCTTGGGGGCGGGCTGCTTGAGGGCGAAGATCCCCGCCTCCAGAGCCTCCACGCGCAGGCGCCGGCCATCCGGCTTGATGGACACCACAATGAAGGTGGATTTGAAGTAGGCGCGGCCGCGGCCGTTCACGTCCCCCATGGCCAACTCCAGGGTGGCGCCACTCACTAGCCTCATGCCGTCCCGCAGGGTGCTATCCAGATCGTTGAGTGTGAGGATCAACTGAGGGCCATCCAGGTTGGTATCCTCGATGTAGACGCCGCGAACCAGGTTGAAGATCGGCGCCTCTTGGCCGTTTATCTTGAGCTCCTGGAAAAACCGATGTTGGGGCTTCTGACCAGCCATCACACACCCCCGAACAGAGCCACCGGCTCCAGCAGGGTGTAATTGACGACTTGCTCCCCGATACCTTGGGCCTCGAAGGCTTCCGCGATCACCTCAATGGTGCATGACAGGGCCATTAGGCGGTCTGTCTCCACCCCGGGGCTCACGTCCTCCCACATCAGGACGCTGGTCAGCACGTCGGCGCCGGCCGGGATCGGGGTGTTGAAGAGGTGGATCTGATAGCCAAACTTGCGGGCATGGTGGCGGAAGTATGCCCCCAGCAGGGATGAGAGCAGATCCAGCGACTCCAGATCCCACGCCAGGATTGCCACCCGGTAACTCATGGCCAGGTGATGCTGGTGGATGGTGGCCGCCGAGCCATCGCTGAACCCCAGTTCGTTCCAGTTCCGCACCGGGGCGGCTCGATCCCCCTCATAGACGGAGTGCCCCAGGTCGCGCTGGAACATCATGATCGGCAGGGCCTGCTTGTTGATGGCCTTCCCCAGCTTGGTTTCTTCCAGCCGGCCACGACCAGCGGCCCGTAAGGCCTTCATGAAGGCTCTGGGGTCGCTGTATGGTGACTTGATGATCTGCTCGGCTGGTGGACGTGCCAGGAAGGCCCTCACGTCGTTATAGGCGGGGCCAGGGCGGGATACGGTCACCCCGCGCAGGGCAGCCACCAGCATATTGCCAAAGCCGCGATCCACCCCATCCAGGGTGCTAACCTCGCGCTCCTCGAGCGGGGTCTTAATTACCTCGCTCCAGGACAGGATAGGGGCGCTCATACCGGCACCCCCACATAATGGATGCGCTTGCCGCTGCAGGTGGCCCACTGGTGTTCCATCAGGGCACCCTTGCTGTTCACCCAGCCCGGGAGAAAGTGCAGCTCGTCGGCAATCGCCACCATGGGGCGGCACAGCTCCATGTACTGGGCATGGGTCAGCCCCAGGGGGAAGATGGCCGGGTTCAAGGCAATGTGCCCGGAGGCCTCTATTTTGGCGGCGTAGGCGTGAAACGCCGGGCGGTTGAAATTAGGGAGCCCTGTCATTGGGCCCGCCACGTAGATCTTTCGCTGGGTCTGCTCAATCACTCCTCACCTCCTGTCAGCACTTCAATGGCAGCCTCTTGGGCCTTCTCCAGGTCACCGCACGGGATGCAGGTATGCAGCGCTCCCACGGCAGCGGTACCCACGGCCTCTACGTGGTGGATGTACCACCAGACGCGCCGGTTCTGGCCGTCGGCTATCTCCTCCTCGAACTCCACGATGGAGCCCAGCGGGGCGACGCCGGCAGAGAGCAGCAGGATCAGGGTGTCCCCTGCCCCGGCCCCCATACCGTCCTCCTCGTCCCACATGGCGGAGAACATCGGATCATCCTGGGCGGCCACCAGGGCGGAGATCAGCGCCGGCTCCTGGTAGGTCACCGCCTGCTGGTGGCGGTCCAGCGAACCGAATAGGGCCTCCTCGTCTCCCTCCTGGGGAACCGTGGCGACCCCGGGCATGTAGATCAGCACGTCGAAGGCGTCGGGGTGTCCCTCCACCAGCCGGCGCCAGTCCTCGCGCACCAGGTCATTGAATGGGGAGTGCCCACTATTGCGGGCACGGGTCAAAACGGGGGTGGTCACTTGACGATCTCCTTGAGCTTGGCGATGGGCATTTTCTGCTGCTTGGCGAAGGCCTCGAGCGCCTGCTCCCGGGGCAGCCCTGCCACCTTGAAGGCGTCGGAAAAGGCCTGGAATTGGTACTTGAGCCGGTCGCGCAGCAGCTCGGCCGCCTGCTTGCGCAGTGCCTCGTTTTCCTCGGCCAGCTTGCGGGCCTTCTCCTTGGATTTGGTGGCCTGCTTGCGGGCCTTGGTGGCCTTCTCACGCAGCGTCTCCACCAGCTTCTTGCTGGCCTTGATGCGGTCCTTGGCACCCTGCTGGCGAGCCTGGTACTTCTCCCAGGCGGCCTTGACCTTCTCGGCGTTGACGCTGGTGGTCTTGTTGCGGGCGAGCTCCTTCTCGTCCTCGTCCTCGAACACCTTTTCTGTTCGGCTATCGTCGCCATAGCCGGCGCGGCGAGCCTGGTCCGCCATCTGGCGCCCCAGCACCTTCTGCCAGACCGGCGACTGCATCATGGTCATGGCCTTGATGACGTGCTTACAGGCCAGGCCGGCTAGTTCGGGGTTGGTTATCTTGGGGAAGGCGAACTCTTTGGGCGGCGCAATGGCGTAGTTGCCCAGGGTGGCCATGTAGCGGTACCGGTACTGGTGATCGCCGCAGTCACAGGCAATCGAGATCCGGCCGGCGCAGGCCTTCTTGGTGGCGAGCTCGTAACTCCTGACCGTGCCGGAGGCGTCGGCCATGTAACTCTCCCACTCCTCCAGGCGCAGCATGACGCGGTGCTCCTGGTGGACGGAGATCTCGGAGGCCTTCACCCGGATGGTGGCGACGTTGGCCCGGATGGCCAGCAGTGCGGCCTTGCTGATCCCGCGGCGGTCATTGGAGCGGTTGCTCGCCCGGTCGATACGGGTCTTGGCGGAGCGGTGCGCCACCTCCAGGTAAGTGACCCCCGGCATTCCGCCCATGCGCTTCTTGAACTTCTTGCGCATCTTGTCAAAGCGGATCAAGTCGTCCTGGGTGAACTCGGTCCCGTCAGCCTTGCGGCCCAGGCGCACCAGGTCCTGGACCTTGTTGCGGCGCCCCTTGCTGAACAGCGCCGGCGTCAGGGTGCGGCGAGCGCTCCGACGCTTGGAATTGTTCTTGCGCTGGATCTCCTTGAACACCCGCATAAAGTCGCGATGGTCCAGGCCTTCGGTGAGGTAGCGCTCCTTGGCGTCCTGCTCGAAGATGCGGGGCATGGCTACAGCCCCCCGCCATCAGCAAAATGCCGGATGGTTTCCCGCAGCCAGGCGGCGGTAGGCAGGCGCAGCACCACCCCCTCGGGGAGTGGGTCGGCCTCGTCCTCCACATCAGCCACAACGGAGAACACCCAGCGGAGATCCGCATTGCCATATACCCGGTATGCGGCCAGGTCGCGGCGATAGACTTCATCCTGGCGGATCTCGTACTCCAGGATTTCGGGGCTGGTGACGTCGGCTGAATAGGCGAGCACTTCCGCGAACAGGTACGACCGCAGAATGTCGTCCTCGATGTTGAGGGCGGATAGGCGGGACAGTTCGGTCATGACGGCAGCTCCCAGGATCCTGGTGTCGTGGGCAGTGAGCTCACCCGGGGATCGTCATAGCCCCTGGTGATGGCATGGAAGGAGGTGATCAGAGCGGTGTCGTCTCTATGCCCCCCAATCTGGCCATAGAGCCGTTCAAGGTAGGTCGAGTGCATCGGCCCCTGGCACATGGCCCCGTAGATGAGCAGCAGCAGGACGCGGGAAGCGTCTTTGAGTTGGGGCCAGTCGATTTCATAGGCCGCCTTGCCGTTATCGCCCATCTTGATGTTCATGATGGATTCGGGGATCTGGTACTGGGCGCCACCCTCGCCCGGGTAGACCAGGGCCCCCATGGCGGACAGGGAGCGGTAACGTTCCATCGCCAGGGCCAGCACAGGACGACCGTCGGCGGTCTTGTCATCGAGACGGATGCGGTAGCCCAGGCCCGCCAGCAAGCCGGTAGGGTCCTCAATCATCAGGGTGGCATCAAACCCACCAGCGGCATTTTTGGCGACCATGGCCTCCACCTGCTTTCGGATCTTGGCGATAGAGCGGGGGAGCGTGGTCAGAGAGAGAACGTGTAGGGCGTTGGGCGTCAGCGAACCGGCCAGCATGATTGGTGCCTGCTTGGCCTGCAGCGAAATCGCCAAAACGTTGATAGGTGCGGGTTGGCTCAAGGTTCACCCCTAAAAAAAGCGCCCGGAGGCGCTTCAAACATGTAAGGAAGCTGTCAGAGTGCGAAGTGGGTCAACACCCGCACCGGCAGTATTACACGATGAGGTTAGGATGTGTGAAATAGCCTAAATTGGCCGCCCTCTCGGTCAGGCTGCCCAGCATGTCCGGGATCTTCTCTTCCAGGCCGGCCATGCACCAGGCCTGGATCAGCATTTCGATCTCGCTCCCGAATCGCCGTTCCCATGCGGCACGACCGCCCAATGAGCCCTTGGCGTGACGCGGGATAAGGTCCGGGTACTTCTGGCGGGCCTCGGCATCGGCGGGGGTGTCGTGGTGCCAGATACACATGGGCAGGGTTCGATAGTGGGCGCCCGGTTCGGTGCGCCCGGTGACGTGGTGCAAAGAGATAACGGGATTGGTTCGGCCCTCGCGCAGGCAGCACAGGCAAGGCAGCGCCCCCAGCTTATCCATGACCCGCTGCTCATCGGCCGTCGGGGTGCGCCCCTTCATGCCGCGGCAGCTTTTCTTGCTGGTGGATGGTGCCGGCGTCGCCCTGGGGGCCTTCTGCTTGGCGGCCTGCTTCTGCTCTCGCTTGAGCTGCTGGGCGGCCTGGTATTTAGGGTCGGCCAGCTTGGCCTGGCGCCGCTGGATCTGGCGCTCGACCCTGGCGGCCTCCTTCTCGCGCTGGGCGGCCTGATAGGCGGGATCCGCCTGCTTGGCTCGCTGCCTGGCAAAAGCCCGGGCTTGTGCGTCCCGGGCCTTCTGTCTGGCCTTCTCAAAATCCACTGATTTGGACAGTGCCATGTCCAGCCCCTTACGCGGCCACACCCAGATCGCGCAGCAGGGCTTGCACCTGGGCCAGCTTCTGGATCTTGTCGTTTACCTGGTCCGTCTCCAGAGTGATCTGGATGGCGAGCTCGTCCAGCTCGGTGGATAGGCTGGTGAGCTGGCGCAGTTGCTGGCGAACCCCCTCCACCACTTCAACCACCTCGCCAGCAATGGCGGCTATGCGGTCGGTGGCGGCCTGGATGGGGTTAGGCACCTCTTGCGCTGCTGCCGGGGCGGCCTGGACGCTGGTCGGGGCATACACTGGAACGGTGGCGGCCTGGCGAATGGTGATCTCGAGGGAGGTAGTCATGCTGGCGGTGTCCTTGTCTGATTCTTGGGATGGTTCATAAGGTTGGCTGGCGTCAAAGGCGGCACGGAACCGGCCGCTATTGGTGACCACCAGCCCGACGCGGACCAAGCTATGGAGGCAGCCCTCTATGATGTTGTGCGCCATGTGGCGGCCCCTGGCCACCAGCACGGCACGGATTTGATGGATGGTCAGCGATTCATCGACCAGCAGGGCATCAAAAACCTTACGGGCTTGGATAGTCTGCTCGCGCAGCAGGCGGGAAAGGCGGTGAGGGGTCATTATTTCGCACCCCACAGCAGGACATGAACAAAAACGATTGAGTTAGATTGGCGCATACACTACGATCTCTCTGCTTCTTGAGACGGGAACCCCTTGGGGGCTACCTGAACAATTACGAACCCCCTGGCCTCGGCTGGGGGTTTTCGTTTCTAAAGCCCGGCCACCAGCCGGGCTTTGTCTTATTTGGCGTCGCCAGCCTTCGGCTTACGCTTCGCACCCTGGGGGGCAGCCGGCGCCTTGTCGGCCACCATCGCCGTCAGTTGTTGCATCTGGTTCATGATGAACTGGTTGCGGTCCAGTTCGGCGCGGTCGCGCAGCTTGCCAAGCATCACATTCAGGCGACCCTGGCGAGCCTGGCTTACTGCCCACACTTCCATCAGCAGCTCTGGCAACGGCTGCTCGCCCACTCTCACATCACCCAGCGTTGCGGCCATGGTTTCCAGCACCAGGGAGTTATTGTCCGGGTTCACGTTGAATGCAGTCAGGACCAGGGTGGACATGGCATTGCCAATGCCAGTCAGCACGGCCTCGGGACCCTGTTCGGCCACGGCCGCATTAACGCAGTGCTGCAGATAGTTGCGGGCCATGGATTGGCGCAGCAGCTCGGTTTCAGAAACCTGTTCCTCTGCCCCTGCTTGAGCCTGCTCCTCGGCGAGCTGCTGGGCGGCAAGTTGTTCTTGTTCGGTGGCCAGGGCCTGAGTGTCTTGCATTTTCATTCCTTACATTGGTTGGGGTTGTGATGGGTTACAGGGCCTGGTCTAGCTGGTAGCGCACAGCTTCTCGCTGCTGCTCCAGCTCGGCCAAGGCTGATGTTCTTTGGAGCGGTTCATTCGTCACGATCACCGTGCCGGTATTGGCCGGTGCGGGGCGCCGAGCGGCAGCCACCAGCAAGGGGTGATCGGGAGAGCCCACGACCACGACTTGCACCGGGCAGGGTAGCCCCACGGATTCCGCGATATAGCCGCCCCCCTTGGGGTGGTGAATATTGAACAGGGCGGACCCCTCCAGGGAGCGCACGATGCCCGCCTGGGCGGCGCTATCTACCGCCACCAGCACCGTCAGGGCGCCAGTGGCCTTGTTAACAAGACTCCTGACCAGGTGGGCCACCATGGAGGCCGGGAAGGGGCGAACTCGCCCAACGGGGGTTGCTGGGTCGCCCAGGGAGTAGGGGTCCGGTGACATGAAATAGCCGCTCCTGTTTAACACCCTTTAATTCAGGGCTTCGGGTTAGGATGTGAGTCCGACAAGGATACCGTTCTGTTCGCGCTAAGCAAGGGGGAATAGCTCACACGCCGGAAAATATTTCACTCCAATCTCTTCTTTTCGGAAATATCTTCCTATAGGATGGATTCATACATATACCATAAAACAGGGATAAAGGTTAGGATATGGGGATCAACACCATGAGCATTATCAGCGCGGCTGTATCACACCTCAAAGAGCCATCCATGGAGCGAGCAGAAGAGGCGGCCCGCAGCCTGGCCGAGCGTTACATGATAGGCCTAGAGGCGGCCGGCTGGGATGTGAACGTGGCTTACCCCATGCCCAAATCCACTATGTCACGGATCGACTATCAGCCCCTTATGGCCCGCCACAACCTCGCCAAGCGCCTGACCACCTACGACAACGAGCGCAACGACATTAAAACCGGAGCGGGTCGCGCCCACTACCGGGTATGGAACAAGGACGCCGTTGAGCGGCTGGTGGCCGAAGCCCGCGAACAGGCCGCCCAGCAGTACGACGCCTTTGTCGCCAAGCTGGTGGGCAAGGTGGAGGCTGACGGGCCGGTGGTGGAGGCCATCCTCACCGGCGAGCACGTTTGGGGGCATTCCATCCTGACCGTGTGCCACGCCGACGGCACCACCCACAAATGGCGCACCGAAATGATTATCAACGTCTCGAAACTGGGGACCCTGTTCAACCAGTGGCCCACCCGCAAACTCAAGCCGGCCAAGCGCAAAGCAGCCTGACCAAGCCGGCCCCGCCCTGGGGCCATCCATTACCAGGAACACACCATGATACCCACCATGACCCCCGAGTTTTTGCAGCAGTTGGCGCTATCCACCCTGCTGGCCGAACGCAGCGAAGAACAGGGGACCGACTACGAAGAAGGCACCTATGAGCAAGGGGTGCGGGACACCCTGCAATGGGTGGCCGGCATCCTTTCCGCCCCGCCTCACGCAGCAAGCGAATACCCGGAGCTGGCGCTCCCCCTGGAGGTCATCAGGGAGCACCTGGCGAACCACGGCACCGTCGAGTTCATGCACCTCCTATCGGGCCTCAAGAAAGCCGGGTGCCCCACCCTGGGCCCCACCTGCCGGGGCTGCCCGGACTGCGCCGGGCCAGTGATGAGTGATGCCGACTACCAAGCAATGCTTGGCGATTCCAAACCCACCGAAGTTTGACCAGGAGAAACCCAGAATGACCACTTCCGCTGTTATCGCCCTCACACCCGAGGCGCTGAATGTTCTGTTCCCCGAGAGGAAGCTGTGCGCCCACTTCGGCGACCACGCCAACGGAGTCGGCCGCAATCGCTTCATCCTCACCCAAGACATAAAGGACCGCATCAGGGAGGCCGTCCAGGCGGAAGTACGCCTCAAAGAGGTGGCCGCAACCACCGCCCGCACCGCCGTTTACAACGTCCTCAAGTCCGAACTGGTCAGCGTCACCCAGCAGGAGCTGGAAGCGCGGGCGGCCGCCCTCAAAGCCGGGATCAGCAAGTCACCCGCGGAGCATCAACAATGATCACCACTACCATCCTCTATCACAACGACGCTGACGGGTTCGCTTCTGCCCTGGCCGCCTGGTTGCGCTACGGTAACAACGCCCACTATATCGAGGTTGCCTATGGTAAGCCGGTCCCCACCATCCCGGCCGGCACCGTCGATCTCTTCATCCTGGATTTCAGCTACTCCCGCGAGGTGTGTGACCTGCTGGCCTCCCAGTACCGGCTGGTGGTCCTGGACCACCACAAGACCGCCCAGGCCGCCCTGGCTGATGCTCCCTACGCCATCTTTGACATGAGCAAGGCCGGCTGTGAGCTCGCCTGGGAGCACTTCTTTCCGGCCGAGCCGCTGCCGGAGCTGCTGGCCTACGTGGCCGATCGTGACTTGTGGCTCTGGGAGCTCCCCCTCTCCAAGGAGGTGAACGCCTGGATCTCCACCCTGCCCAAGCGGTTTGATGAGTGGGCGCTCTCCCTTCGCAGCGGGATCAACCAGGGCATGGTGATGTGCGGCCAGGCTGTTCTGGCCAATCAGGCCAACTTGCTGGAGATCATGGCGAGTGGCGCCAAGTTCATCGAGATCGCCGGCTTGCCCGCCGTGGTGGTGAACAGCACCCAGGCGCTGCACTCCGAACTGGCCGATTTTCTGGGCCAGCGCTTCCCCGGAGCTGCCGTCGTGGCCATCTACCAGGACCAGGGGAACGGCACCCGCAAATACTCGCTGCGCACCACCAGCCCCGATGTGGATGTGAGCGCCATTGCTCGCCAGTACGGCGGCGGCGGTCACCGCAAGGCGGCCGGGTTTGAGTTGCCGCCCTACAGCTACCCGTCCGAGCTCTGCATGGGTGGCGAACTGAGCCGCGCCCTGGAGTCCATGAATCACATGGAGCAGATGATTAATCTTAGAGGGGGGAAGGTATGAGCCCCCTCGAGCAAGACACCCCACCAGCCCTGGTGAAGGCCATCAAGCCAGCCGTGGCCTGGAAGGTGGATGACGGCGAGCACAGCAAGATCGTGTTTCATCATCACGGCCTGGCCGCCCGCCGTGAGGGGGCCAACGAGCTGGATGTGGAGTTTGAGCTCGCCATCTGCACCCGGGCGCGGGAGTTCGACCAGTACGCCAGCCTGGGCGAAGTGCCCACCCAAGTGCTGCTCGATGCCGGCTGGTTCTTCTACTGCCACTATTGTGACGCGACCGTGCGCCAGGACGACGACAGCGACGAGGAGCGCGGGCCGCTGGTGGTCGATGGGGATTCCGTCTATTGCAGCCAGGCTTGCCAGGACAACCTGGCGGCCGAACGGGCCAGGCTGGACAGCAATTTCGCCCGGTTCAAGGAGTCCGTGATCGCACTGCGCCCGGATCTGACCTTCACCTCCTGGCACGGGGGCTACCCCATGGCAACCTGCCGCGCTCACTTCCGCTTCCCTGGGAGCGACTACACCGGCACCATTCTTGATTTTGCGGACGGCAGGGGCTTGCTCTGGTCCATCCCCAAGGCAGATATGGCGGCCTGGGAAGCCTATGAAGCCACGCGAACTGGCGCGAACAAGGAGCAACCCCATGGCTAAGAAACCCGATCCCGTGCTCGCCGCGCTCACGCTGTACGAGCAGAAGAATGCTTTCATCCGTCGGCTTATCAACCCCCTGCCGGATCCGGCCTACGCCACGGACGCCCACTTTATGAACCTGGAGGGAATGCTGGAGAGCTACCGGCGCGACTGGGGGCTGAACCTGGCCCCCGACTTCCAGCGCGGCCACGTCTGGACCAAGGCCCAACGGGTCGCCTATGTCGAGGGGATCTTGCGGGGGACCGTTGGGGAGAGCCAGCGCATCATCCAGTTCAACGCGCCCCACTGGGAGGACACCAATTATGCCGGCGAGCTGCCGAGAGAGATCCAGATAGTGGACGGCCTCCAGCGCCTGACCACCGTTCGCCAGTACCTGGCCGGCGAGTTGAAGATCTTTGGTGGCCTGACCGTGGGGGACTTTGACGGCTCGAGTTACAGCGCCAGGATGGGAATTTACCGATTCAGGGTAAACATCCACACCTTCGCCACCCGCCAGGCGCTGCTGCGCTACTACCTCGAGATCAACAGCGGCGGCACCCCGCACAGCAAAGCCGAGATCAAGCGGGTGCAGGCCCTGCTGGTGGCCGCTACCGAGACAAGGAACAACCCATGAGCACCACCGAACAAACCCCCCACGTCACTACCCTTACCTGCATCAGGGAGGGCGAGATCGAGAGCATCAAGCTGGGCCAGACATTCCAGGTGCTGACCGAAGATCAACGCAACTGGGAGATAGAGGCGGACGGAGAGCGCTACCTCGTCAGCAAGATCACCAGCCAGGTGCGCTACTACTGGGATTCGCCCTGGCTCACCACCAGCGAGCAAGGAGACAAGGCATGACCATGCTGACCTGGCTGCGCCTTCGGGTGAAGTGGTGGGTTGCCGGCCGGGAACTGGCCGAGCTGCGCCGCTGGCAAGTGCAATGGCATCTGTACCGGCGCTGGCTGGCCGAGTTCCAGGACGTGGGGGAAGCAATGGACAGCCTACAGGCCGCCGCCAAGGGTGAGGGGCTGAATAGCTGCCTGCCGGCGCACGGGGATGGCCCCTGGTCGGTGGAGGCACTGAGGGACAGACTACGGGCCAGGCGCGACCGGCCAGACAGAGCAGCATAAACACCAGGGCGCCACAAGGGCGCCCTTTCTACGCCCGTCGCGGGCTCCTATTTAACATATAAGGGTCAGTCACGCGGTTCAGCATCTGGTCGGCCAGGCTGTAACAACGTGGCTTTTTTGTCTCATTCTGTCACATGGCTACCGTTTTCCAGCCCTACGGCGGGCCATGGCCGATTCGCCGGCCAGAATGTCACGGCAATAGCGGATCACCATGCGCTCACTGGTCCAGCGGCCGGCCTGCATGATCTCCAGAGTGTTGTATCCCTCGGCTGCCAGATCCTGGGAGGCGCCCACCCGGGCGGAGTGCCCAGACCAGCGCGGGATACCCAGGCGCTCGAGATCCAGCTCCATCCACGCCTTGGCGAAGATCTTCTCTACCGTATCCACCGACAGCGGGCCGCCAGCATAGGCCGGCTTGTTGTGCTTGGTGACCTTGCCGAACAGTTGATCGCCCCCCTCCAGCTTGCGGCCGGCCGCCTCCAGGTACTCCAGGATCAGCCGCATAGCCTGGCGCGACAGCGGCGCTTTGTCCGGTTCGCCTGAGTGGTTCGTCTTGGTGATGGGGATGGTCAGCACGGCGGTCCCGTCGGGATTGAGCTTGATGTGCTGGCAGCGAATACGGGCCACCTCGGACGCCCGCAGCAGCGTTTCATAGGCCACTACCAGGAGCGCCAGATCCCGCTTGCGCACCAGGAACGGGGATTGCCCCCACAGCTCCACCAGGTTATCGAGGTGAACCTCCCGCAGCGCGGAGGCCTGGTCGATCGTCTCCTCGGCCTTCACCTTGGCCCGCACCAGGGCGGCAAAGGTCCCCTGTAGCCGCTCGTCGGTGGTCGGGTCCGGGCAGCCGGCCGCCCGGTGAACCCGCCCAATGGCCCAGCGGTCAATCGCCAGGGTGTTGCGGTGGACGCTGGTGGCCCGCTCGGTCAAGTAGGCTTCCACGTCGGCCACGTCGGCCGGAAGCGGTGACCGGTCACCAGAACTGGCGCACCAGGCCGCGAACCGGGACCAGGCGCCGGTGAGGGATTCAATGGTCCGCTCGGAGTAGCGGCCGGCCCGCACCTGGAATTCCTCCAGGAACTGGGCGATGGCCTCCTGGATGCGCGGGTGTCGGTCGATGCGATGGCCATGCAGGCGAGCGCGGCGGATCAGCTCGCCCAAGTCGCTCGGGGTGAAGGCGTCGAGATCGAGTTGGTCGATAGTGGCGGTGAGTTCGGCCGGTAACATCTTGTCGCCGGCGAAGATGGCAAGTTGAGTCATGGGAAAGGGTCTTTTCTAGTTGTTTGGGCGCGTCGGTGAGTATAGCCCCATTTGCATCAATTCGGAATAATTGTCATTAGTCCGAATTGATAATTTATGGAAATCGCCAGGTGGTGAGTGCTGGTTTTTTGAAAATCAGCAATGGTACTCAATGGCGACCCGAAATAAGGGGCGATTGTTGCAACCATCAGGAAAGGGTGGAGTTTTTGATCAAGACATGATCAAGGTAATTTTAAGACCCATAGCAATCCTTGCCACTCGCTGAATATGCTGCGAAAATCGCGGCCTAGAAAAAATAACAAGCACGTCGAACTAAATCAGGCGGGATAATGTAATGGCAAGCCAGTTCTCACTCTCAACAGTGGTTAATCACACGGAATTTATATACTCACCCGCCACGGCGTCAACGCCAGCAAAATTCGAACTGCCAGCCAACATAGATGATGTTGTGGCAGTTTGTGGGGGCCACGACGACCTATCAGCCTGGATTGTTTATCAGTTCGCCATCCCCAGCGACTATAACGACCAGCTAGAAACAATCCAGCAACTCTTTATTTCAGCCATGCAGGAACGGCGCCATGGACGATAGCCTAACCCCACTGGAGGCCCGCCGGCAGAGTCGGGATCGCCTCATCCAAGCCGTCAGGGTCACGCTGACCGGCGCGGCGGCTGGCTGGTTGGCGGGCAGGATCACGCTCGAGCCGGCAACTTTAGTCGCAGCCGGCGCGATGTTGATTCTCGTTCCACTCAACTTCCTAACGGCAAGCCCTGTCCGCCCATTTGTGCGCATCATGGGGGCCACCGTCGCCACCATGGCGGTACATAGTCTGATCGAACCGGGATACTTTAGTGCCTGTTTGGCCATTTTATGGCTTGTTATTGCTGCTTTCGCGATCAATAGCCACCTAACCCGCCAGTAATATGCCTTTGAAATGCGTGTAATCAGCCAGGGCCCCCGCCCTGGCCGCTCCTCCCCTTCATACCGCCCCCTCGTTCAGGTATTGATCTGAGTCCCCTGTCACTTCCTAAGCTATGCCGCATTGACTTGAACAGTCCTTTTGTGAGCTACTATGATGGCACCAATTATTTAAACCCCCCCGTAAAAGAGAAGGCGGTCAACGTTATGGCAGTAGATATTTCCCGGTACGAAAAGTTCTTGGAAGTCCGCAATAACGCAACAAAAATAATTCAGCGTCATTCTATTCACCACGAATTGAAAGGCGATGACGAGAGCGGGCACTATTCAAAATTGGATGGCGGCAAGGCAAGTGACACCCTGCCACCCACAGAGAGCGCACGTAATAAAAATGATGATGCCGAGCAAAATATTACAGTGCGCCACGTTGGCGTTATTACAGATAAGGATGAATTACTTAATTTAAATCAATTTATTCAGCAGTGGCAGAATATGGCCAATGAATTAACCAAGGCTGACCCGCTCCGTTTCCCAAAGAATGCTGCCGTATTAGCACCGGTCCCCAGTATTATTTATGGTGTCCGCGCTATGTCAATTAGTGTTGGGCCAGCGACCACCAGCAAGAAATTTACCAAGCAAAGCATTCTGACCCGGTACGACAAAGCCATCAAAAAGGCGCTCCAGAGCGAGCGGGTGAGCCATAACAGCGCACTACGCCTCCAGCTCGAGCGAGAGCGGGCGTTATTGGTCGCGGACAGCGAAACCCACTACCGGATCCGCAATACATGCGGAACAGAGACAGTTTGCACCGTGACATATAACGACGGCACCACGGACAAGGTGAGAGTCCCCCATGTTGGAGTGGCTTTTGCGGCCCCGTTTGGAGGCATTGAGATTAGAAAGCCGCGTGTAATGCGCCCTCGATCAGACCGTTTGGAGCTGATGGGCATTGAGCCGCTGGATTGTTCCCTGTCTGGCCTGTCTGGCTTTGTTTACCGCGAATCAGAGGTAATTACAGCAAGGGGGCGTCACGCACGGCGGAAATAACAAAAATTCATCAGCCATGGGGGCGGTTGTCATATTTAGACGTCCTCCGCCACCAGCGCCTGCGCCCATCCTGCCAATGATTCTCGCTCAGCCACCATATCCGATGTAATGAGCATATTCGCCGGGATGTAGTCGGCCATCATGCTGAAACAGTAGGTATCCCACCGGTCGGGTGAGGGTAAGCCAAGTTTCTGCCGCATCGTCTCCTTGGGCATCATGCAGTTCTGACCCAGCTCGTTGAGCCTGCAGGGCATACGAGAGGCCTGGTCGAGGGTCTTTTCGTGCCCATCGAGGCGCATACGGCCGCTTCTCACCGCATCCCGGGCCATGATGTTGGCAAAGGCCCGTTTGTTGATGAAGCGCTTCTTATCCTCCTGGGAGAAGCACGGTTGCCCCCACCGAATACGGATAACCTGGCGGCCGGCCTCTTCCAGGATCGTGGCTGTATCAGCCCCTACGCCGTCGCCATCCACAGCAAAGGTCACGTTGGGATACTGCTCGTTGGGGTACTCCGTGTTGAGCAGGCGGCCGTAATTCACCGGGTCGATAGTGCCGGCCCACTCCTTCACGCTCACTGGCACCACTCGCCGCTCGAATCGCTCCCCACTCACCCGCACCAGGTTGGCCACCGAGCTATCCCGGCCGTTCCCCACGTCCACCAGCACCAGCCAGCCCCAGCCTTTCGCCAGCTTGGGCTGGGCCCTGGTGGCCTTCTCGCAGTCATCCCGGGAGAGCAGGTATTCCGACGACGTGCGCGGGAACTCGCCCCGCACCTTGATCATGTACTCGGGCGCGTCGCGGCTGCCGCCGTACTCGCGGATCTTGGACCGGATGAATGAGAGCTTTACCAGGGGGGACTGCTCAGAGCTCAACTTGATGGCCGTGTACCCGTCCTTGTCACCGGGGTGGCGCTTCTTGAGCTTGTGGTGCGTATCGTAGAAGTAGCCGCTGGGGCGCGTTGGCTGGCTCAGGAGGAGGATCCGGTTGTCCTCCTCGGTCAGGGCACCGGTCATGACCCCGAACGCCTTGTCAGAGACGCCAGAGGCCTCGTCCACGATGTAGAACAGGTGCGCGGCGTGTTCGCCGGCGAGGGATTCCTCATTGCCGATACGGCAACCCTTGGGGGAGACGAACCAAACGCCCTTGCTGGACCGCTCGAAGAAGGTGGTTTCGGTCAGGACGAAGTATTGCTCTACCCAGGGGTGACGCCGGCACAGCTCGCGATAGTTGATCTTGAGGTACTTCCAGACCACCGTCTGCACCTGGCTTATCTTGTTCGCCACCACAATGACGCGAGCGCCCGGGAAGCAGAGCATGAAGATCAGGATCATGATGGATGTCATGTCAGACTTGCCGGTACCGTGACCAGAGGAGACGGAGGTTTTGGCCCCTGTCTCCTGGGCAGAGTCCAGGATCAGGGCCTGCTGCCAGGTCGGTTCCTTGCCGAACAGCTCCACGGCGGCCGTGGTCCAGTCATAGCGGTACCGCTTCACCAGGTCGAGGTAACGGGGGTCCTTGGTTATCGAGCGGATACGCCCCATTACTCGGCCTCCCAGGATTCTTCATCCCAGTCGCCCGGTTGCGGGTCGTCATCGAGCGGAAGCGCATCGTCAGGGTGCCAACTGCCATCGTCGCCGGCGAGGATAAGCTCCCCCTCCTGGGCGTCTTTCTTAAAGGCCGCCTCTCCCAGCAGCTCGCCAGCCTGGTGCGCGGCCTCCTCGGCGATGATGCCCGAAATCTCCTCGTTGCGACCTGACAACCACTCCCCAGTCTGGACGCGCATCTTCTCCCGGTACGCCCTGGACTCTCGCTCCAACTCCTCTTCGGTGATGCCGCTACCCTGCTCGGCCCGGGGCTCCAGCCACGAGATTTCCTTGATCATTTCGGCATGGAGGGCATCCGGCAGATCGATACCCTCCCGGTTGAACAGGGTGGCCGTCTCGATGGCGGTCAGGCCTTCCTGGTTGCGGAGCTCCAGCAGCTCGGCCGTGCGGGCGATACGCTGGGCCAGGGAGAGGGGGTGGCGGCTCCACTCAGCCAGGGCCAGCTTGCGGCGCTCAAGCTCCAGCTTTTCACTGTCCATTGCGAGCTTGATGTAGGTGGCTTTCTGGCGGTGTATCGACTTCTCAAGTTCGGTGATGGGCTGGCTAGTCCCAAACTCTACTTGCATCAGCGCCTGCTCTTTGGGCATGGCGGCGCCGTTGTCATCGAGCCAGGGGCCACCCTTGCTGTAGTCCTTGCGGATCTTCTGCAGCGCCTCGCCCCGGGTTTTATACATGCCAGCCAGGCGGGCCCGGGCGAGTGTCAGCTCGTCGTCTGCATACTCATCCGAGGAAACCATCTCCAGCACCTCGGGATCAATCCCGAACTGGGAGGCATACCGCCCAAGCAGGACGTTACGGGCGCCGCCGCGCCGGTTTTTTGGGCGCGTCGGCGTTTGATCCTCAGAATTTCCCAGGTACTCGCCGACCACCACGCTCTCGCCTGCGCCCTCCCCCCTGGCCTGATCTGATCTACCCCCCTTTTTCGCTGCACCCCGCGTCGCGGCTGGCTTTGCGCTCCCTGCCGCTCGCTTTCGCTGCTGATCAGGCGATGTGCTCCCGCTCGATGTAATAGGTTGATCAGCGGCCCTCCCACCACCTGATCTGATCACATGATCAGGCCCTCCCTTGGCATCCTTGGCCGCCTTCTCCTCGCGCTTCTCGGTGACCATCTTGCGCACTTCCCGGCGCACCACCTTACCCATTTTCAGGCCGGCGCCCTGGGCCCCCTCGGCGGTCGCCCTGGCCGCTGCCCCCTTGGCCTCCAGGGCAGCCGCGACCGCAGCCCCCATCGAGCGGCGGGCCGAATTTCTGTTCAAATCATTGGCAAGGGCGTACTCCACCAGACTCATAGAGTCGGCGAAGTGATCAACGTAGTTGTTGATATGGAATTGCCAGTCGAAAGTTGCCTTTGCCAATGAATACGTTCTCGATGATCACATCCTAACGATTTTGCCTGTTTGTAAGTGTGTAAACCAGCGGCGGGCGCCCTCTGGTGATCAACCGGCCACGACTCGAACAATTAGGGCCCGAATATCTCCGGCTTTCACCCACAATCACCGATTGGCATTTATTGGCTCCAATTTGGACCAAAAAAAAGCCACCTTGGTGAGTGGCTTTACCATAACGGGTCAAACCCCGGGAAAATTCGGTACTAATGGGTGATTCTGGGAGTTTTTAGGGTTTAAATGGGGACGATTTGCGCCTATTATTGCCGCTGGCAATCATGCCACCCCCCGTCATCAAGGAGCCCATGACAATGACTAACAAAGCAGCAGTAAGCCCCGCCGAACATCCTAACCCTTTTGTGGCCCTCGTCGCGCTGGACGATGGCAGCGGCAATATCGCCTGTTCATTCCACGACGCCAGCGGCACCGTTTACGAGTCTCACCAGCCCTCCCTCATTGAGAAAGGGGCCGCGGCTGGGCTAGGTGCCTCCCACATGAGCAACAGCATTTGGGAGACAGAGGAAGGCGACCGCTTCACCGTGCGCCGCAATCCGACCAAGCCGCTCACCACCCTGGACCCGGCCTATCAGCTCGGCCAAGCCAACCGAGTGCTTGCCATTGACACTATGGCGAAAGCTAACCTGGGCGGCGTGGCCTGTGTTGTGGGCTGCACCCTGCCAGTGGAACAGTTCTACAACCGCGGGGATGAAGCCCAGCCAGTCAACGTTGAGCGCATCCAGGCCAAGAAAGCCAACCTTATGAAACGGGCGACCAACGTGTACGGCGCTTATGAGCCCCCGGTCATCCTGTCTGTGAAGGTGTTCCCGGAAGCCTTCCCGGCCTACTACTATTGCGCCAGCAAGACCCGCAAGGATGGCGCCCAGGACTACCCAGAGGAGCATAAGACCCTGGTCGTTGACCTGGGCGAGTTCACGGCAGACCTGGCCATCATCAGCACCGGTAACGAGTTCGTGGACTTCTCCACTCATGAGCACGGCGTACACATGATGGTGTCCCACTTCCGCACCCTGCTGGCGCGGGAGCGTCAACGGTTCTACCTGGACGATGTACAGTCCATGTCTGATGCCGACGTGAAAGCCATCATCACCCGTGGCTATATCGGCGCCACCCTGGAAACGCCGGCCGCCATCGCCGCCCGCATTGACGTCACCCCACTCATCAAGGAGGCGGCTGAATACCTGAATCAGATGCTGCTGGCCGACATTCGCGAGCTGGCGCGAGGTCAGATGAACACCCTAGACCGCATTGTGTTCGTGGGCGGTGGTGCGAACTGGCTCCGCGAGCAGGCCATGCAGTGGCACCACACCGTTGATATTCCCTCTGAACCCCACATGGCCGTAGTGCGCGGGGTGCAACTGCTGTTGCAGGCGAACGCCGCAGAGCTGCAGGCCGAAGCAATCTCTCTCCTAGCAGATAAGGCGGTAGCATGAACAAACCAGCAAAATACATGCTGACACCAGAGGCCAATAACGTTCACGGCCGGTTCGCCAGGCTCTATGAAACTGGCGCCGCTGGAAAAGGCTCGCTGGTTACCCAGTGCGTAGCCGGGGGGATGATGCTCAAGGAGTGCGGCATCCTGGAAACCATCAACATGCTGGACCAGCACCCGGCCTACCAGGCCGGCACCCCATCGGTGCGGCGGGCCCTGCTCATTAACGAGCTGGTCGCCCTACTGGGTAACCAGGCGCCGGCCCACCAGCCCACCAGCGACGTTTTGACGGCGCAGCCGGCCGCCCCCGTGGTAGCGCCCTCCCCAGCCCCGCAAACGCCAGCAGCGAGCGATACAGCGGCCAAGGATCCGCAAAAGCCAGACCTCCCCAGGCTTGGGGTGTAAAAAAGGCGCCTTCGGGCGCCTTTTTCTTTCCTTGTGAGGTCAGCGGCTTTGCTGCTTGTCCCGGATGGCCGCGACGGCCAGCTCCAGCGTCGCGAATGAACCGCGGTTCGTCGAACGGTCCCAGGCTCCCCCATCGAGACAGCGCACGTCATAGCGCACCCCTTCCGGCCATGCCGACAACCAGCTCGCCCTGTCCTGCTCGGCAGCAAGGAACTGGGGCGCCGGGGTGTAGGTCTGGATGTAGTGAACCCCCCACCAGTCCTGGACCTCCAGGGGGTCACGCTGCTCGTTCGGAGTGCAATCGAAGTCATCCCGTTGAGCTGGGTTAAGCGGAATGCCTGGTGCCGCCCAGGTGGTCTGGTTCTGTAGCCGGTGCGCCTCCAGGTAGTCGTCCACCCACTCCCAGCGCCCATCCACTTCTATCTGTCGTCCCATGCTCTACTCCTCCCGGCCTGGCTCAGGGCTCAGGCACTCGTTGATTCGACGCGCAAACTCTTGCTCACAGGCCGCCTTGGCATCCTCCAGGTCAGGATAGGGGCCGAATGTCGAGTTGTATCCCTCCCAGGGGACTTCATCCACAGTCGGCCAGTCATCGCCCTTCCACCCCTTCCAGGTGATACCGAATCGCCCGAACGGCGTCATGGCCTCCACATGGTTGTATCTGCAGCTCTCCGTCGGGGCTGACTCATCAGTCCAGGCAAGCGGCTTCACTCTGACCATTCTCTATCTCCCGGGCTTGACTCTCATACTCGCCAGCCAAGCCGCCTTGTCTATCAAAAAAGGCCAGGCCTGATAATCAAGCCTGGCCCCGTTCGTCATCAGTCCACCAGCACTGGGGGCGGCGTGAAGGTCGGTGTATTCACGAACCCGCCTATTCCGTCTCGGCGCCGGCCGTCCTGGATAACCTGGATGTAGCCAGGCTTGTACTTGTTCTCAGCCGGCGAGAAGTAGCCGCCTTCTGGGAGCTCCCATATCTCGCGGACGGAGTACCCCAGATCGACCAGGTACACCCGCTTGTGCGTGACATTGCCGCCCTCGTTGTTGCTGAATCGGGCAATGTAGCTGGCCGCTACCTGGTGGATCTCTCCGCCGTAACTCCAGCGCCCGCCGAACGAGCTCCCTGATTCGTCCTGATAGCGGATCTCCTCCCCTACCTTGAAAGCCTCCTCGGGCACTCCCAGAGCCTCACAGGTAACGGCTTCATGGTGGTGGTCATAGCTGTGACCACACAGGGAGCACAGGTAAATCTGTTTGATAATCGGCATGTCTTGTTATCCCTTACTCCTCAGTGCCTGGACAGTCGTCAAGGCTGGTTCCCGCATCACCCCTCAGCACCCGGCAATCGCACGGGTCAGGGCCTCCTGGGCCCCACTCGAAGTGGCTGCATCCGTCGCACAGGCTGCCCTGCTCGAAGGTGGCTATCACCTGCTCCTCGGGCGCCATCACTTGCACCTCCCAAACTTCTTCTTGAAGAAAATCTCACTGTTGATGGCGCCTATCTCAATCTCAAGGGTCGTCTGCTCATCCATGTCCTTGAAGGTGTCCCGCTTGCTCTGCTTGTCCAGGGCAGCCCTGGCCACCCTCTCCCTCTGCGCCAGAGAGTCCAGCTTGGCCAACCCCTCCTTGGTCTTGAAATCAAGGCCTGCCGCCTCAGCGTGAAGCGCCAGCAAATCCCCGAGCGGGTCAGCCGCTCTAATGGCTTTCAGCTTCTCCAGCCGGCGCGATAGGCGGACCTTCTCCGCCTCCAGGGCATCTACCAGGATTTGATCATTGCTTCTTGGCTCGGTCATCTACTCCCCCCAGAACCGGCCAGTGGCCTTGTTGAAGTGCCTGCATATCCCATGGAAGGGGCCCCGGGCCGCGCCCCGCTCGATGTAGTGCGTGACCTCCTTCTTGGCTCGCCGGCGATTGCGGTAACAACCGGACGTTGCCGCCATATCCTGGTCGCCATAGCACACCAGCCACCGGCCTTTGCCGGCTGGGGCAGGGACTATCCCCCACCCCTCAGTCCACCACTCTTTCAACTCGCTCACTCCTGCACCCAATGACCCTGACTGAACGGGACCACCTTCTCCAACTGCTCCTTGACCCCACCAGAGACCTTGAAGGCCTCCCACTCCTGCAGATGCCCAGGGCAATAGTGAACCTCCGGCGCAACCTCCGCAGCGTGACGCCCGCACAGGGGGCGATCACATGTCTTGCCCTCTCCCACCGGGAAATCACACAGGTAGCCCGACACACCGCCGCAGCAGGTGCAGGGCTCCCCAAGGTTTCCGCAGAGGTGGCCTATCGGCTTGCCGTTCTTGTCGTGAAGCGCGTAGCACGGCATCAGCCTTGCCCTCCCCGCTGCCAGGTGATCACATCCCAGGAATGGCTGACCTCGGACCGGTCATCTGCCGTTCGCCAGGAACAATCATCCTCCTCCACATGGATCAGCTCGAACTCACGAACCGAACCGGTGAAGCAGTGCTTGAGCTGGCACAGGACCGGCACCTCTGGCGGTGGCATTTCATCCCAGACACTGACCCATTCAGCCATCAACCTTTCTCCTCGATGTACTTGCGCAGCCCGTCGCGCACCGCCTGGATGATGCGGCACAGGTACAGATAATCGGAATTGGCCATGGTCGGGGGATCACGAAACCACTCCTCGCCGAAGGCGGCCACCATCAACTTGTGGTCGCTGCAATGCGCCTCGCTGATCTCAATCCCCTCGGCACCCTCCCAGAAGGTTCTAGCCAGCCCCTTGTCCAGCTCTCGAGCGCGGCGCTGGCGCAGGAACTCGACCCGCAAAAGCCTGGTAAGCTCCTCCCCGTTCGCCAGCACTTCGGCCTTGAAGGAACTCAGGTTCTTGGCGAGGTAGTGGTCATTCTGGGCTACAAAGAACTCCTCTACGCTGCGACCAGACAGTCCACGCCAACCAGCCGTCCAACTGGTGTCCCAGCAACGGATGGTGATCTGACCACGCCCAGGCTCCGGGTTATCCAGGTAAACGGTGATCGGGTCCAGGTTATCGAGCCCGGTCAGGCGCAAGGCCGTCACATGGGCGGTGGCGACCTCCACCAGCGGCAAATCCTTATTCATGTGTGACATGATTAACCCTCTTGCTCGTCGGCCGGGGCTAACGCATTGCGGGCCAGTTCGCTCAGCTCGGCCCAGCCAGGCAAGGCGCGGTGCTGCTGAACCCATCGAGCTATGTCAGCGGCAAACGTGCCGGCCAGAGCGGTGAACCAGGAGGAGCCCGCATCAATGCCGTTGAGGGCCGCCGTGCGCTCCAGAACCGGCAGCGCGTCGTCCATGAACCATTCCGGGCGCCAGGCCACACTGCCCCACGGAAATTCAGTACCTGGATACTCCCGGGCCACTGCCTGGAAAACCTCGGCCATCTGGATCAGGGTGCGAACCTGGCGGCGCGTGAATGTCGTTCTATTCGTCACTTATTCCTCCTCATTGGCGCTGCCATATCCAAACCGACGGCTGTCCAGTCGGCGCGTAAATTGGCGGCGTCACATGCGAATCCACCAGCAGGCGGCGGAAAGCCCATTTCGGTCAGTTCGCGGGTCAGCTTGGCGATCTCCACTTGCAGCTCCCCCAGCCTTTTCAGCATGACGCTATGCTCTCGCTGCTTGTTCTTGAGTGACCGCTCGACTTTCTCCACCTGGGTAAGCGGGGCGGTCTGGCCGGAACCTTCCCGCACCTCGTAATCGCACTCGGGATCAGCGGGGCAGAACTCGAACCCGGATTCGATGTGTTGCCACAGGCCTCGCAGGCAGAAGGGGCAGAAGCGCCCCGACAGCTTATGGGTTTTTGGGTTCAAAGCCTGCCCTCTCCAAGAATTTCGTCACCAGTGCCAGGGCTTGCCGGCGCTCGGCCTGCACTTCCGGGTTGTCCGGGTTGTTGTGCTCGCCCAGGAACGCCAGCGGGGTCTTTTCCAGGGCTCTGGCTACCCGGCCGTAGTGCTCCTCGCACTGGTACACGGCGCTACGTGTCAGAAAGGGCGTCATTCCCTCCTTCTCGGCCATATGCAGCCGCTCCAGCGCTATCCGGTCGAACGTCATCAGATGGTCCATAGCGCACAGTGCCAGGCGGAGATCGTCATAGTCTGGGCGCTCACCAGAGCGGGCCGCCCTGATGATCTCCCCCAGCGTCTTGCCGGTCGGTGTCATATCGGCTCGTCCTCGCCATCATCATCCTCGATGTACCCCTGGGCATTGTTCGCCACCAGCGCAAAGAGCCCATAGAGCGCCAGGTTTGCCACCAGGGCGTCATCAAGTGCCCGCTTTGCCTTGAGCGGCTGGTGGGCGAACGGGCCCATACCATCGTCGTCATCCATGGAGTGGAGCATGTCGCTACACACGTCCAGGGTGTCACTGAACACCTCGCAGCGACTGATCACGGATTGCGGCGCCAGCTCAGGGTCTGCTGCAAGCCCCTCAAGCGCGTCCTTCATGTTCAGGTTCGTGATCAGCTCCAGGAGAGAATAGCGAGCATGGAACATCGGCGAGTCAGCCTTGCCACCTTCCATCGCCTCCGCCAGGCGCTCAAGCGTCGGCTGGTCTATGAGGCAGGCGATCCGCTCCACCAGCGGCTCAATGTTCGGGATCTCGTATGTCATGACAACTTTCCTTCTTGTGCCCGCCCTGCTGGCGAATGGATGGAGCCGGTCAGGTGGTAACGATTCAACTCCTTGAGCTGCTCAAACAGTGCGCTCCCTCCCGCCTCGAGCCGGTCAGAAAGAAGCAGCAAGTCGTGATTGATCACGGGGCGCAGCAGCGCCAGATACGCCAGACCCAGCAGAACCAACTGGCGATCCGCCGCCTCCAGCCGGTTCGTGCCGGCACCGCCTACCTGGTAGCCCCACCAGGCCGACTGAATCACCGAGCTGGTGTAGCAGTCCCCATCAGCGTCACGCCTGAAAAGCTCCTCGGGGGTGCCCATCTGGCCGTACAGCGACCGCATGATCGCCGATTCAAAATTCTCTCGTTGGTTTGCCACCCCTATTCCCCCTGCTGCTCGCCGGCATCGCACCGGCAGGACTCTATATGTACGCTCCAGGTGCCATCGAAACGCGGTTCGACCGTACACCCATCAGCCAGCCACTCCCCCAGGAGTTTGCCCATGTCAGAGCGGCCAGTTCGGCGAGCATCAAGGGCTGCCACATAGACGCCGCACTGACACAGAGCCACATACCCGTTGGGCTTACGCTTCTTCATCGCAGGCCTCCCGCTTGACCGGTGCCCCAACCACGGGGCAGGAACAGCGACCACCAGCGTGACCCTGAATGCTCACATAACCCGTGCCCTGGCACTGGTCACATCCGGGGTGCGCCTGGTTCGGGGTCTCCCCCTCGAGCTCGCCCAGGATCACCAGCACCTCCGCAGCGGAGATATGGGGGTGCATGTGCCCCATACCCTTGTCCACCAGCTCAAGGCAATGATTCTTCAACCACGCGAGGCTCCTCATTGGGCCGGCTCCTTCGGCTGCTCCAGCTCCAGCGGCATGAAAATTTCATGAACGACGGGGGCGCTCAGGAATGTGTCCTTGATGACCACCCGCAACCCCTCGCCCATAGTTCGGAACAAGCCAAAGCTGGCCCAGTTGCAGACATTGCCGGCTGATGTGACCACCCCGCTATTGCAGCGGTTAGGGTCTGTAGACTCCCCCTTGCAGCACGGGCAACGGAATTTCCGGCTTGGTATGGCCGCCAGGAACTCATCCCGGGTAGCGTAGATAGATACCTCAGCCAGCTTAGGGAAGTGCGCCTCCTGGTAGTAATTGGCGGCTGAATGGTCCCGAGCCTTCTCCACGGCCACCAGCACGTCGAACTGGGACAGGCTCAAGGCCTCCGCATACTCGGCCGTGAACTGGCGAATGAACTCCACCACCTTTTCAGTGGTGCTGTCACCGTGACCGCTACAGGCCGCCTTGATCTGCTCCAGGAGCTCGTTGAATTGCTGTTCCATCTGTTTTTCCTTCGCTTCTTGATGCGGGAGCCCGGCAGCAGCCAGGCCCACCTGATTAGTGTGTCAGCCGGGGCAGCAGGTCTTGCTTGTCCGCCATATCGTAACCATCCTCGCCAGGCAGGCGGCCTTGGGTATCCGGCCAGCGGATTTGCACCAGGCGAACCGACTTACCCGTCCCCCGGTAGAACTCCAGGGCCTGGACGATGTAAGAATCACGCACCAGTTCAGAGGTGCAATCTACCTCCACCAGGTCAGCCCGATCCCCCTGACCCAGTACCTCCTTCGTCTCACCTAGGAACACCCCGCGCTCCTGGTACAGCTCCAGCAGCTTGCCGATCATGTATTGCTGCAACCAGGGCGAGACTGGGCCGCTGATGATGATTTCCGGCAGCCCCATGCCCGTCAGCCCCACCGTGTAGATAAAGGGGAGCCCTGGTAAATCAGGCGTCGGGTGGACCCTGAACATGGCAAGGCGCCCCTCGGCCAACCTGGCGGCTATCTCGTCTTGCATCGAATTACTCACAACAAACTCCTCACACTGAAACTGGAACGGGGGGTGCATCACCCCTCCATTGGGGTGGCGGATTGCTCGGTTGACTCAAGGAACCAGCGATAGCCGGCATGGGTGCCCTGCACCCCTTTCAGGCAACGGCAGATGGCGCCGCAATCAAAGCCGCCCACGCTCTCGGCCTTCCCGATACTGGGGAACCGGACGCGCTGCTTGGCCTTGTTCTCCCCCACTACCGGCATGGCCCGCCCATCTTGCACGGGCCTGATTTCATCCACGTAGAGGCGCCGCCCCAGGCGGTTGCCGTTGTAATACTCAATGCGAACAGTGAACCACTCGCCCCTCTTGATTTCGTTCATGAAGTTGGAGGCCTCAGTGGTGGTCAAATCAAAAGCCTCCACCACGTCAGCACTCACCGCTCCATTGGGCCGAGCGTGAATCCACTCGGCGATTTGTTGTGTCAGGCTCGAACTCATGACGCCCTCTCTGGGTGCTTGTATGGAGCCAATGATGCGGGAACACACCACCCCAAAACAAGAAAAATATTCCCATTTTAAGGAAATATTTTCCTTGCTCGTTTATTCAAAGGGAGGGTGCATTCTGGGGGACGTAAGCACTCCCGGACTGCCCAAGCTCGTTGCTGCCCGTGCAGGCGTGACGATGGTCATTGGCTCGCGGGCATCGCTTGTTCCCGCAGTCAGGGCACACCACAAAGCGCATGTCCTCCACGGTCACCGGCCGGCAGGCCTGGCACCAGCAAGAAACAGCCGAGGGCCCCAAGGCCTTCTCTATGCGGTCGATGATGTGGAAATTCCGAACGAACCCTAGACCAGTTCGCAGCGGGCGCAGAGCCTCGCGCAGCAGGTCAGCCATATGGTCTTGGCTGGGCGGCAACTGGCAAGCGGCTCTTGACGGTTCGGGCAATCTGCCAGCCAGGGAGCTGGTGATGCGGGCCTCCAGCTCAATGGTGTCAGCGCCACCAAATGAGAATCGGCTTATCCATTCACCAGCTTCCCGCAGCAGGTCGGCCAGTTCGCCGGCCTGGCGGGTGGCCTCGGCAAGCTGCTGGTGGTGATTGGCAAGCATCTGCAGACGGGACAATAAGGGGTGTTGCTCGGGCACCTCGCCGGCCGTGATGGCCTTGTCGATGGCAAGGCCGGTTCGGTTGCGCTCCTCCAGCAGCTCCTGGACCCTGGCTTGCAGGCCTGCAAAGTGGTGGCGGCCGGCCTCCCGCAGCAGCCGCAGCGCCTGGCTGGCGACATAGCCAAACTGTTCGGCCCGCATTTCTTCCTGGAAGTCGTCCGGGTCAGGGTGACCGGTAACGTGACCTATCTCATGAGCCAGGAAGTGGGCCACCAGCTCGGGATCTGCATCAGGCGCCATCCAGGCGTGAATCACGTTCTGCTCAGTGTCCACCCACCCCCAGCAGCCCATGGCCCGCATCCCCTCGAGCACCTGCTCTTGGGTGACGCTGACCTCCTGCCCGTTCTCGTCCAGGGCGCCGACCTCAGTCCCCTGCAACAGCTCATCGACCGGGACCCCATACTCAGCGGCTGCCTCACTCCACAAGGAGCGGTGAACCTCCTCCGGGGAGTCATACCAGGTAATGGTCAGTTCTGGCGGGCGGGGCCAGGGCTCAATGCCTGGCGCCTTCTCATTGTTCGTCAATTCAGTTCACTCCCGTTGTTGTCATGCTCATGGTTTCTTTGGGGGCGTCGCCGGCTGCTTGCTGGAGGCCTGCCGGCAAGGCGAATACCCTCCACCAGCCCGGACCCGGCAACAGCTCTCACAATTGCACTTTGCTCTCACTGCTTTCCCCCTCCACGCAGCAAAACGCCCGCAGAGAGTGCAGATCCAGCAGCGTGAAATAGCCGCCCGCCTTGTGGTTCCATCCCGCCGTGTCTATGTGGATCACGTTGCCCAGGGCAGTAGGCTCATTCATGGGGGTATGCCCCACCACCAGGGCCCGAACATGCCCAACGCCAGTCGTGTCCAGCTCCTGGCAACGCCGGCGCGACCACATGCAGGAATTGCGCAGGGCTCGCAACGCCCCACCTTGCATGTTCTCCAAGCCATGCAGCAGAGCCGGCCAGTTGCGACCAGGGCAATCGGCATGGACTATGCCCACCGGACCAGATGGGGTGGCCACCTCGATCGCAATGGGGAGCTGACGGAACCAGGCCGCAAACTCCCCCTTCTCGTAATCCGTCAGCCCCTGGAACCAGAGCCCGCCATTCTCCAGCCAGTTACCCACCATGCAGGAGTCAAAGCGGCAAACGTAGTCATCGTGGTTACCGCGAACGGGATGGAACCAGGGCTTATTCAGCCACTGCAAAACCTGCTCGCACTCCGGGCCACGGTCCACCAGGTCGCCGACGGAAAAGAGACGGTCAACCGCGGGATCAAAACCGATCTCGTCCAGCGCGGCTTGCAGCCGGCTAAAGTGCCCGTGAATGTCCCCGACACAGAAATCTCGACCCGCCGCATTGAGGGGGAAGCGCTTTACCAATGGTGCCTCTTTCATGCCCACCTCATCGTTCGTCCGAGTGACGGGCCTTGCCCGACTTGTGCGAACCCAGCTCCGATATGCCGATCCCGGACAGGCCCACCAGCTCCTGGCCGGTCTTGGTGTCGGTGATGATGTAGATACCGCGGCGCCCGTCGTATGCCAGGTCATCCTTGAACAGGCCCACCCGCTCCACCTTGAATCGGTTGCTGGGAAAAGCCCCATCCCGGGGCGGCGTGACCACCTGCTCATACATCGGCATAGTCGCCTCGGGCTTGCACCCTGGCAGCACCAGGGCGGCCAGGAAAATAAAGACCTTGAGACTGCCCGGACGCCCGGGCTTGTTCTGCTTAACCATTCCATCCATCCCCATCAGTTGTACCCGTTGAATGCCCTGCTGACCTCTCGGTCGTTCGCAATGTCGGTCATCTTCCCGCAGTGCTGACACTTGCACTTGGTCTTGGCCCTGGTCTCGGCCACCAGCCGCTCGAGCTGGGCCAGATACCGGACGATTCGGGACTCCTTGCGGGTGAACTGCTCCAGCACCCACATAGGGTTCAGGTGCTCGCCGCAGATGCCGCACTCCACATAGCCCTTCGTCTCGTCGTAAATGAACTTGTTGTGCTGGCAGTTGCCGGCGAACCGGTCGGCCTGCTGAATGACTCGCTCTGTCACAGGATCCGGTCCCCCAGCAGGCTGTAGAGCTCCCGGGCCGCATCGTTGATTGCCTGCTGGCTGTTGCCACCCAGGGCGTAATACAGGCGGTCAAGAAGGATCTCCATATCCCCCTTCTCCATCGAGGGAAGAACCACTCTCCCGCGGCGCTCAACCTCTGCAACCAGGTCGCTTTCATCAAAATCCGTCAGGGAAACCTCTACCTCTACCGCTACCGTCACACTCGGCATTGCAGCCCATCCTCGTCTTGAACGATCTGCTGCACCGCCATCAGTTGGGCGGCCTGCAGATACTCCTTGGCCGACACCTCCAGCAGCACCGGCACGAAACCAGGGCAGACCGCCCACGATTTGGATAGCCCATCCATTCTCATGGCATGGGGAAAGCGAGCGCGAAAGTCGCTGAATATCGAGGACGCAGAGATCGGGGAGTTGTACCCAAAGGCCCGCATCAGATGGCAGCGGCGCACCTCCCCGTAGTGCACCAACATGGCCTCAATGAAACGCAGTTGCGGCAACCGCTTACCCCCTTCCGGGATCGCGCCAATCATCCACGCCTCCCTGTCCAGGCCATGAATACGCCCCGGTTCTGGTCCCGCATCTTCGACGACGGCAGCAGGGGCAGCAGGGCAATCAGGGTCTTGAGCTGGGGGTTGGCCAACTCGCTCTCGATAGTCACCTTGGCGCCCGGGTTGCGCTGGATGTAGCGCTCTTTCAGCTCGGCTGCCTCAGCCCTGGTCAGGCCGCGCTGAATAATGGGTTCTCTGTAGCGCATCACTTGTTCCCCTCACCGCTCAGAGCCGACAAGAGATCGGTCGCGGCATCCATCACGCTCTGCTCGCCGAGGTGATCGGCAATAATCCGCCCCGGCACCTCCTGGAATTTGCGCTCCCAAGAGATCCCGACCCCCAACCAGGAGGCGCGGCGCTGGTACTTGCAGAATTTGGGGCGCCAGGAAAAGCCGCTCGGGCGAATGCTCGCAGTTACCGACCAGCCATCCGGCTTGTTCTGCATTTCCACCAGCACCGCCCCGTACATGTAGGAACCAGGTTTCAGGTGCCAAGCCTTGTCCTCCTCGTAGGCTCGCCGCGTCACCAGCACATCCGGGGTCATGAAAAAGGCCGTGAGATCACGGTCCATAATGGCTAACTGGCTCATGCTGCCTCCTGGGCAATGGTCAAGGTTATTTCGTATTTCACAGCGAAGTTAGGATGTATTGGATATGCAGCAGTGACGCTCACGCAGCAACCCCCAGGAGGGACTTGTACCCCTGCTTTGCAGCGGCCAGCAGCACAGCCTGGCGCAAGGCCGATACAGGGTCAGAGGAGGTGAAAGAGGCCTCATGCCCGCCACTCACAATCGCCGCCTTGGCGGTACGCCCCTCGATCGACACAGACATTCCAAGCTGGGCCATCAGCAGCAGGTTGTCGTTGCTGCATGTCAGCGGGCGCCAAAGCCGATAACTGTCCCGGCTACCAACGCGCAAACAGTTGCGCTGACTCTCGTAACACAGCACCGGACCCACGTTGGCGGCCTGGGCGGCCAGTCTCAACAACTCAGGGACAGGCATGAGCTCAACACACTTCGTTTTATCCATCACTTCCACCACTTGCTTGTTCATGCCTCCCCCCGGATGGCCGCGCCAGACGGACGGGTGATCAGTTGCCGCCATAGCTGCTTTTCGGTGTCCCCCATCCCTCGCTCCACAGTCCGCTTTTTGATAATGCCTTTCACATGAACCGACGTTACCCTTGCCCCCTTACCCTCCCGGTAGTGGCGATCGACGCTGTAACGGTTGTTCTCGTGCAGCTTGTTGAGGAGAGAGGAGATCGTCTGAATGGTCGTCTCGGCCCCGAACTTGAAGCAGAAACCCGCCTCGAACACCTCCCGGGCCGTCATAGATTTACCCTGCTCCAGCAGCCAGGCCGCGAGCTGGTCCGTCTTTGTCGGGCTGTCGTGGTAACGATCCTCCGCCATCACTGCCCCCCTCTCATTTTCGCCAGGCTCTTGGTGTAGAACGTGCCGGTAAACTCCACCCAGTCATTGATCTGACTGACCCTCATCGAATAGTCGATCCCGCCGTGGCGGTTCTTACCCTTGTTCGCCAGCAAGGAGCCTTGGAACGCGGTCAGTTCGCGAAAGCGCTTGGGAACTGGAGAGAAGCGAAGGTGATATTCCGTGCGGTCGCGGTGAACAATCAGTTTCTCCTTGACGCGCTCACTACCAGCCAAGATCTCCTTGGCGGCCTGGTAGGTGTCTATGTGAGGGTTGATATAGGGCATGGTAACTACCTTGTTTGAGGCCAAATCAGAGGCGGCCTAGATGGCTGGCGCGGAGCTCAGCCTTTGCAAAAGCGATAAACAATTTCCGGCCAGAACATGGCTTCACGGAACACCCAATACATCAGGCGCCAGGCGCTGGGCGGGCCGGGGTAAACGGGGCGGAGCCCCATCATCATGGCAAATCCGAACTGGTGCCAAACCAGGACCCAGGCAAAGGGATCTGTCGGCAGTAGCACCAGGGCATACAGCTCCAGGAGCAGCACCACCACCATGGGCGCCGGCACCTGGCGATAGAGCACGTTGAGCAGCTTGCGGATCACTAGAATGTCGCCCTGTTCGTGAACTTCGCCAGCATGGCCCGCGCCTGGCGGCGAACCCTCATCAAGGGGCTCCCCAGGTCATCGAGCTCGCCCAGGAAATCCATGGGGGTGCTCGACAAAGCCTCACTCATGCGATTGGCATACGCCTCATTCTGATACACGGCGCTATTCGCCCTCATGGGGGCCCGACACTCGAGCTCGGCAGTGGCGAGGGTCTGCATCGCCTGCTGATCGCGAACCAGCAGGGCTGATAGGGCACACACAGCATGACGCAGCTCGTCAATCTCCATGGGGTGCCCAGCCCAACAGGCCTCGACAACATCCCCCAGCGATTTCTGGGCGGCGACCATGTTGAGCTGGTGCTCTGCATGGTCAGCCAAGAGAGCCTTATCACTCATTGCTCGCATCCCCGACTGGCAGAAACTCGCCATTACCGAGCACGTCGCCCACCCAGGCCATGACCGCGGGGGGCAACCCTTGGGCCACCACTGCCTCCTGCACGAGGAATTGCCCCTGACGCTCAGGATCTGGCTTGATCAGGCCCGCGTCCAGCATGATGGAAAAGAGACGCAGATTGCGGCTATTGCCCCAGCCAAACAGGCGATGAATGTTGACTACGGTTATCTTCTGGCGACTCTGCAGCAGCTCCAGCAAGGCGCGGCATTTGGCGTTTTCCATATCCATCAGTTCGGTTCCTTGGGCTGTTCAGCCTTGTTGATTCGATAGTCCACCCCGAGCCGATCAGCATACTGACGGGACAGGGCCATCAGCAGTTCACAGATGCTCCCGAAATTTCCCCGGGCTTTCAGCTCATCCAGCATGGCCCGCTCAGTCGTCGATATGCGCATACCTCGCAACTCCTGGATCCCTAGCAGGCGCTCCCGCTCACGGCGATCGCGCTGATAGTCGGCCTCCTGCTTCCGGTTGCGGTGGCGCGGGCGCCCCGTCCGAATTAGCTCAATCACCATAAACACACCACAAATTAAGGTTAGGATGTTGGACTCAAAAGGACGCCAGCAAGGCGCCCGGTTATCAGGGTTGGACGGGCAGATTGTTTGTCAGCGCGTTGCGGGTAATCACCTCACGCCACTCGGCCATACTAAAATCGTTCAACCTGGCGATCGGCTTGCCATCGGGGTCAGTCAGCGGGATCCGCTCTTTGACCCTGCTTCCCCCTTTCGCGATTGAGATCTCCCACCATTTACGGGTGTTGTTGAACTCCAGGCTCGCCCCAAACTCGGCCGCAATCTCATCCAGGTTCTGCCGGAATATGCGCGGGCCCATCTCCGCATCCCAGTTCTTGGGGTGGCCGTCAGATGCCATGTCGTCCAGATTCAGGGCCTTTCCGCGCTCACTTAACACATACAGCCGCCCCCATTGCAGGGGGGCCGGACTTAACGCCAGGTAACCCCCATCAGCCAAGCCAGAGGCCGCCGCACCGTTCAGCGCGGGTACCCCCGGGCACTCAACAGGCTGGCCATCAACAAGATGCACAACCCTGGTGCCGGTAAGCAAATCCTGGCGACGATACATTGGTACGGCGGAGACAGGTCGAACCATCAGTAAACTCGCCGGGTGGCGCTGTAGGTACTGGATTATCTCGGCCCGTCTCTCTGTCATTCTCACGTTTCAATCTCCTTCTCTTCCCATGTGGCATTTCTCGACCAGGGCGGCATGGCCTCCCCGGCGCCAAGGCGACGGTACAGCATTAGCACCTCAAAGGCTTCCTCAACTCCAGCCACCAGGGCGCAGTAGTAGCCACGTTCAGACAATAGGCGCAACTTGATGACTTGAACGTCACTGACCTTGCCCCCCTCTTTGGCCTTCAACTCCAGGCGGCAACCGTGGTAGATGCCACAGGGCAAATCCACGAGCACATCCGGGTATCCGTCCTTCTGTCCGCTGGCTTTCATCATCCCGGCCGTTTTGCCTGGACGGTAACCACCGTTTGGAACTGCACTCATCAGCGCGTAGAGCTCGGGGTCTATCACCTCCACGCGGGCGAACAGCTCCACCTGTTCGTAATACTCTTGGTTGCCCTTTCGCTGGCTCGGGTCCTTCGCCAGGATGGCCAGGGCCACAGCATGGGGGGAGACGTAGCCAGGATCCCCCAGCTTCGCCCCAGGGATGGATTTCTTCCCCTTCTTCCCCTTGCTCGGTACCGAACCTGGCGGGTTCGGCATGGTGAAGCTCTTGCCCGAGCCAGCACGAAACCCCTTGCTCGCCCACCCCTGGCGTTTCGCCACCTGCTCGCTCAGGAAACCCTCGTCGAACCGGGCCATGGTTAGTGTCCCTTCTGGGTTGCCTGGCGGGCAGCCTTGGCGGCCTTCTTCGACAGCAGGCGCAGGGCCTTTTCACTGTCTCGTTTCAGGGCAGCCTGGCTGTTCTTGATAGCCTGGCGGCGGGCCTGCAGGCGCTTAATGTCGGCTACCGCAGTTCGCAGCAGCGGCTCGACGCGGTAGGCCTCATCATTGGCATGATCGGACGCCTTTTGCAGCACCGCCTCGATGGCGGGCAGGTCGAGGGACTTGATGTAGTCGGCGATCTCGTCGCGCAAGGCCAGCGGGGGCGCCACCGCGTCCGTGATATTGATCCGCTTGCCATCGTGTTCCATGTGCAGGGCGGGAGTTATCAGTACCTGCCGGCCGCGCTCATCCCGCCTTTCTGACAGCGCGACCATGCAGCCGGCGCCGTCCCGGCCGGTCCACCACATCAACGGCTTGGTGAGATCGATAGGGTCATCCCCGGCATCCATCAGGCATTCCGTGCTCAGGCTGAACACCGTCACATGCCCTTCGGGGCGCGAGTAGTCAGGAAGGTTGTTGCGGCCGTGGTAGGTGTGGATCAGCATGTTGGCGTAATGCAGACTCCGCTTTTGGTCCTTGATCAGTAGCGCCTGCTCTTTGATGGTGACGGCGTACAGCTCCAGCTCCAGGGCGGCATGGTCCAGGTCGCGCCCACCCTGCTCGATGGCGTCGGACTGCTCGACCACCTGGGCGTTAAGGGCGGTCAGTTCGGCGGAGATCTGCCGGTTGTGCTCGCGCAGGCCATTTATCTCGACCCCCTGACTCCGCAAGCTGGCCAACTCCTCCAGGCTGATCATCACCATGCCTTCCGGCACGGCAGCCGGCGAACCGGCCAGTTGATCCCGCACCCGCTGCTCAGCAGCAGCCACTGCATTGACCTTGGCCTTGTCAGCCAGGGCCAGGCTTTCATGCGCACGGCGCAAGTCGTTGCGTAGCTGCTCCTCGGACACCTCCAGGGCACCCAAACTCTTCTGGGCAATCGTCAGGTCGAGCTGGACCCGATGAAGCTCTTTTTTCAGCTCCTCGAGGCTATCGCAGGTGTGGCGATGGCGGGCCGTCAGATCGGCCAATTGCACACCACGCTCCGCCGACTTGGCCGCCACCTCTTCGGCAGCAGCAAGGCGGCCTTCCAGGGAGCGGCATTTGTCTTGTTCGGCCACCAGCAGCCCGCCCAGGTGCTCCAGGGTAAGGGCGTCCGCCTCAGACTCCCCATGGGCCAGTATCCTGGCTTCAAGTTCGGCCTTGGTGCGCTCCAGGCCCGATATGCGGGCCCGAGCTGCCACCATGTCACCGTTGAGCTGGATAGATCGCTCCCTCGCCCGCTCGGCTGCAGCCTCCGCCATATCGGCGCGAGCATTGGCCGCGGCCACATCACCCCGAAGGGAGATCATCATGGCCTCGGCCAGGCGGTCAGAATCCGCGTCTAGCTGCCCGTCGCTGCCCTCGCGAAAGATGGAAAGGGGGACGGAAACCATTTCTTCCGTTACTGCTTCTTGACTCATGGGGGTTCCAAAACACATTTAAGGCGGTTTCAATTAACGCTTAGGATGTTACCAAAACCGACGCGCCAAAAAAACTATTTAGTTAGCCAATCGGCAACTAATAGCAAAAAAAGAGGGGTCACAGTGGGGAGGACCAGCCAGCCTACAACCAGGCGACGCTGGCCCCGGGGGAGCTCAGGGCAATCCTCATCGCCCCAGTCGCTCACGAACGCCTCCGCAACCGATTCAGCCCAGCCTTGAACATCCCCAACAGCCCGCCGCCATGGCGGGCATCGACACCCTCCAGACCCTCCGACAAGGCCGCCGCCAGGCGCTCATGCCTTGCTTGCTCGGCCTCGCGCTCCGCCTGGTCAGCCGCCTCGGTCGCCTGCTTCATCAGGGCCCACTGCACGGCGCTAGACACCGCTGTCTGTCTATGTCTCATCGTCTCTTCCTCCTCTTGGCTTTCAGCCGCTTGTTGATCCGTTCAAATACCGCATTCCAGCCAAGACAGATCGCCTCATCCTGCACTGACCAGCACCCCCGCTCGGCGGTCTTGCTGGTCCTTCTCCCGTGCCGCTCCGCTCGCTTCTTTGCAATGCCTGACGGGGTTCGCAGGGGCAGGAGCAAGGCCAACTGCTCCGCTGACAGATCCAGGTTCTCATCAACGATCAGGAGCTCTTGCGAGCTCCATGATTTTCCTCTCCTCTGCTTCGCCTTTTGCGACCCGTTCATCTTGGCGGCTCCCTCTGCGACGTGGGATTACTCGGCGACCGGCACCAAGCCGCTGGCATTGGCCTCGGCGGCCGGATTGAGCAGCCAGGAAACGTGTTGGGCGAACTGGCCGGCGTTGATATTGATCAGCAGCTCCAGGGAGGCGGTCCGATAACCCAACTCATAGTTCTTGAGGGTTGTTTGGGGGATACCCAGCAAATCGGCAAACTTGGGGCGGCTCAGGCCGTAATGCTCACGCATCAGGCGCAGCTTTTTACGGAACAGCTCCAGGGCGGCGGTCATTTCTGGGGTCACGGTTACTTTACTCATTGGGCACCTTCTCTATGGGTTGTGGTGAGATCGGCAATGCGCCGGTTCACGCGGTCTATCAGTTCTTCCATGGCTGCAAGGGCAGCATCCACGGCCACCCCTTCCGGCTTGTCCAGGTAGAGGGGCAGCACGGCGGGGGAACGCGGGGTGACAACTTCACGCAGCAATGGGATTTGGGATAACTCAGGGAACACCCCGGCCGCGCCGGGGATCAGGATCTGGGGGGTCGATAACCCCTGATAACGAAAGCCGATCGTCCGCCCGTGATTGAGGTAAGCCCTCATGGGTTCGGGCAAGTAGTCGAGTCCTGGCGGTACCGCCTGCTCGACATATCGAGTAGCAGCCGCGGATAACCCGGCCATCACCTGGCCATGCTCAATGGCGAACTCATCCCTCACCGCCTCCAGCACACTGGAAACGTGTTGGGTGTTGGCAATCATGGTCATGCGGCTTCCTTGTGGACGATCTGCATCGTGGTTGGGTCGATGTGGTAATCGGTTCGGTCTACCTGGTCCCCCAGGGCAGACCAGCCCGGGCGATTGCGGCGGGTGAACATGTCCAGGCGCTGAATGTCGTCGCCGTAGAGCCGTGACAGACGCTGATACACCTCGTCAGGCTTCACGCTATGCTCCTGCACCAACTCTTCCAGAATCTGGTGTACGCCCTTGTCCAGGCGCTGCAGCACCCTCCCCTTGCCACGCACACCCACGATCACCAGCTCGGCATTCGAACGGGTGTAATGGCCCTGCCCCCAGTTCCAAAAATCGGCGGACACCTTCTTGATCAGCTCAGGGGTGATCATGCTCAGCATCTGCCCGGTCGTTACCGGTGCCCTCATGGCCTTTTGCGGGGTCACCCCCAGTTGGGTGGCGATTTGGTACTTGAGCGACCGGCGCAGGCGAAAGGCCACGTTCTCCCAGTGCTTGGGGGTGCGCTTCACCCACACAAAGCCGAGAGTCCGGTAATTGAATCCCCAGGCCTTCATCAGCTCCAGGGCTTCGGGCAGCAGGGGGCCGGTGGCCCACATCCACAGGACAGACGTCGGCGCGGCCAGTTCGGCCACGTTCATGGCCTTCATCTGCTCCATAGACATGGTTTCATAATGGCGCTCGGCCCCGCCGCGGTTGCGGCTCTTGTCCTCGTAGCGCCAAGGCGGGTCGGCATGGATTAGTTGGAACATCAGTCAAACCTCGAATGGTGTTTTTCGACCCACGCCTCTTCCTGGCGGCGCTTGATCTCTTCTTCGCCTATCAGCTCCCGCAGCACTTTCGTCTCGCGCTGGTGGGCCTGGAATTGCTGGCGCAGTTTTCGACCCCCAGCTAGGAGGTGTTTGATCACTGCCACGGGGTCGGATAGGTCATAACCGGTTTCTTCACACACTCCGCACCCGTACTTGCTGAACAGACCGCCCACCATGCCGGTGCCTTCACAGAACGAGCACTTTGCGGGCGCTCCATCCGGGCGAGGCTCCGAGGTCATTGACGTGTCAATCTCGGCAGTCTGAATTGCCGGGGCGGCAGCCTCTCGAGCCAAGCGGTTGGCTTCGGCCTGGCGGCGTTTGAAGGCGGCCAGTTCGGCGGCCAGGGAAGGATCGCGATTCATTTCTCAGATGGTTCTGTCGATTTTGCGCGGCGCTTGGCGCGGCGTTGTTCATTGGCGGTTTGGGCCTTGGCCTCTTTGGCGTCACGCATATCGCGGAGCTCGCGCAGCATGTTTATCCGGTCCTCAATCCACTGGGGGACGCTGTTGCGGCGGTAATACCCTCGGAGTGAATGATGCCCCTTGAGCCCCAGCATCTTGGCGAACTCGCTTTTACTGCCGAACGCGCCACCCACCAGCTCAATTCGCGCCGAGTCCAATTCATCCAACGTCATCCGAACAAGTCCTTTCAGGCAAACCAATGGCGGGTACGATACAGGCTCAAGGGGGTTCCATGCAAACATCCTAAGCTATTTTTGTGAGCCTATTTACCCTGTAGTTTCGATTGGAAATATTTTCCCACTCATTGGAAATATTTTCCTGTTTAGGGGGTGACTTGTTCATAAATTGCGCCTACTCTTGGGCTACTGGTTTCAGACAAGACCAGCAGGAAGCCCCCAACTGGGTGGCAAAATCTCGAATCAAGAAGCGGATTTAAGAGATATGAGCAACAAAAAACAGAGCATTATCAGCGTGTTGAGTGGAATAGACTCTTTCGACAAGCTCAAAGAGTTTGAGGGAATGGTGATGGGCATGAGCATTAACTCCGATCTTCGCAATCGGCTGCTCAGACAGGCCACAGAAAACTTCTGCAAGGCCTGCCCAATGAGTTGATTCCTACATCCTAACAAGGGGCCGAAAGGCCCTTTTTCATGTCTGGCCGGCCGGGTTCCCGGCGCTCAGGGAGAGGAGCCAGGCGAGCAAGTTATCCACAGAAAACGGCCTAGCTAAAACCAATAAGATCCCTCTTTAAGATCCCTTCTTTAAAGATCCCAAAGATCCCCAGCACTCCAGAAAGCGCACAAACCCCAGGCCTGGCGCGGCCTAGCGGAGCGCCCCCATGACCTCGCGATGTAGTCAAAATTGGAGGTTGATGTGGTCAAAATTGGAGGAATAGCCCGCCTCGATGTAGTTGAAATTGGAATGGCATGTAGGCAAGATTGGAAGTCGATGTAGTTGGGATTGGAAGCCAACAACAGGTTTCAGCAACCACAAAAATCAAATGGAAAGCGATAAATTGAAAGAAAAAACAAAAGGTTGCGATAGCGTTGTGGAGGCTGGATCAGCCCTGACAGACGTGCGTCATTCCTCGTTATCCACAGTTCACCCCAACATCATTCTGCGCACTCCCATCTTCACCCCATCAGCCCGCAACCCCCACCCCGCAACTGGCTTAGGGCGCACTGCTGATGTATCGGAGGAAATGCAGAAACTGACCTTTGCCAGGTCAGAGGGGTATGACAAGGTGATGATCTCCGGGTACCGCCTCGACATAGAAACGGATTTCCGGGTCTGGTGCGGCATCACCCAGGCTTTCGAGAGTGCCGGCTTTTGCAGTGAAGGCGTGGTTTTCGACTTCAAGGAGTTCGCATCACTTTGCGGATACCCGAGCAAGCACCTCACAACCGTTCTGCGAGAGCGGATCGACCGGTCGCTTACCCGCATCATGAGCCAAGTCATTTCCTTCTCGCGGGCCGGGAAAGGGTGGGTAAAGACGCACCTGATCCACCGGGCCGAGTACAACTTGGACACCGATGAGATACGACTAATTCCCGACGCCAGCCTATGGGATCTCTACCGAATCGATCACAACATCCTGCTCTATATCGAGCACCAAGCTCCACTCAAGGGGAAGCCTGTCGCACTCTGCCTGCAAATGTACCTAGCTGCCCTCCCCGCCAACCCCGTCCCGATCTCCATGACCAGGCTTCGGGAGCGCGTTGCCCTGAAAACAAGCAAGGTGGCAGAGGCGAACCGGAGCATTACCAATGCCCTGGCAGAGCTCAAGAAGATCGGGTACCTGGACTACGAGATCGTGACCAAAAACCGCGAGCGATACGTGCTGATACATGAGAGACATAAGCAATTGAAATCAAAGTAAAAAGCCTTTCAGGATGTGGCCCTAATTGGTAATTCTGTGAGCTATTGGGTGGCGACAAAAACCACCCAACAAGGGGGCCGGAATCAGGCTGGAAACAGAGGTGACAGCGAGGGCCTGATCATGAATTTCAGGCAAAAGAAAGCCCACCGCGAGGGTGGGCCAAGAGTTCTTTGATCATTTCGGCAGATGATCATTGATCAGGAGCCTAATGATCCTTTAGGCTATCGGTGTGTTCCAGGGAGTACCACCTCCCCGGGCACCAAATAACCGGTCAGCGCACCTCTTACAAAGGCTGCCGACTGCCAAGCTATTATCGCATTCACCTGGCACATGCTAGGGGCTGGATTAAGTCCGCCTGCACGGTTGCACCATCGCGCAACTGTGATAAGTGTACCCGACCATGATCCCCCCCTCAAGTGTTTGGTGAATCCAATGTACGGATTTTGCCCATGACATTAACAAACTCCACCAGCGCAATCGCCCATAGCGATCAGATCGTCGCCGTTCTCGCCAAGATGCCGATCAGCACCTTTGGCTCCCCCGCCGTCCAGCGCGTCGCCATCCAGATAGCCGCCAGCCTGAACAAGGCGCAAGGGTGGGCCTTCTCCCTGCCGATAAAGTATTTTGCCAAGAAAGCCGAGTGCACCCCTCGCACGGTTCAACGTGCCTTGCAGTCACTGACTAAGCTCCAGTTCTTCGAGGTGGAGTACCGCAAGGACCCCCATGATGCAAAGTTCAATCTCTCATCGGTATACCGGCTCGGATCAGCCCTGCGCTCAATTTGCGAGCGACTTGTCACCAGGGGGCGATCAGGAGATCGTGGTTCTTTAAAACCAAACAAAGACAGACCTACAAGAAAGATCCCCGCTCCCGCAAATTCAGTTTCGCAGAAGCCCACCAGGAAGCCCTACGGGCCCAGCAAGCCGAGTAAGGCCGTTGGCCCTACCGCAACAGTCCGCACACCCGAAGAGTGGGAAGCAAGGCGCCTGGAGGGCATAGCGCTGGCCCAGGAGTCACACAAGAGGGCTATGGCCAAGATGGCGGCCATGATGGGTGGTGCCCTCCCCGCTTGACTGGTGATGAAGGCTGTTTAATCATGCGTGGCATGATTAAGAGGTGAGGCACCCATGAGACTATCGGCGATTCAAAAAGACGTGCTATTCGTGCTGTTCGCTATCAGGACCAAGGGGAAGGCTGGGCCGGTTCCCAGCATGACCCTGTTGGGGATGATCAACCGGGGGAGGTCCACAGAGGTGTTCCCGAGCAACTTCCGTACATCGTGCCACACCCTGGTTGATAACGGCTTGCTGGGCAAGTATCGAGACGAACAGTTAAACCTGGGCTTCTCTCTGACGGAGGCAGGCGCGGAACTGGGCGGCCAGATATACCAGGCCCGGATGGAAGGTTGAGGGCCACCACATGGCGGCCCTCAGTTGGCGACTCAGCGCAAGCGGAGCTCGTGACCGAAGTCGATAGCACCAGGCACGACTGGCGGCCGGCCATGTTGCGGCACGGATACCGGGTCGCGCTTGCCAAGCGGCAGGCTGCCGAGATCAGAGCGTGACAGGCTATCAAGGAACTGACGCAAGATCTTGGCATCGTCCGGGGTCGCCATGGTGGCAATGGCCCGACGCTGGTCCTTGGTCAGCATGACCGGGTACGCCTCCAGGGCATCCATCATGACCTGTTCGCGCTGCAGAGCGGCCGCCTTTGCCTCCTCCCGGGAGGCCTCCAGATCCTGGGCCAGCTTGGCCGAGTGCTGGCGCTGCTCAGACAGCATCCCATCGAGCATCATCACATCGTAGAGGCTGGCCTCCTCAATGCGGCGAGCGGCGGATACCTGCACCCAGCTATCCAGCATCGCCACATAGGCGTCACGGTCCATGCCAAGCTCAGCGATCATCGCCTCCCCTGCTGAATCCAGCATCGCGCCCTGGCGGGCCAGCGGCACAAAGTTGGGCTGGGCTACGTAGTCGAACCCGTACATCACCTGGGGATGGTCCCCGGTGTAGTTGCTGGGGCCGGTTACCGCCCAGGACCAGCCACCAGCATTCGAGTCGAGCATGGAGCACACGATAGCCCCGGACGGGGTATCCAGGATCTCCTGGGTGTGGTGCAACGTGCCGTCGTCGTCCAGGCTGATGGCCACCAGCCGGTTGCTGGGGACGTTCTGCATGATGACCGGCTTCCCGTCGAGCATCACCACCTCCTGCTCGGCCGGCTTCATCTTGCCGGATAGCGAGCGGGCCGTGTGGCCGAAGTAGCCGAACAGCTCGCCCAGGCGCAGGCCTTCTTGGGTGGCTGCTGAATCCAGCATCTTCTTGACGGAATGGTGAACATAGCGGCGCCCGTTGTGGCCGGAGCGGCCTTCCTTGTGGATGTTGATCGAGGTCTCTACGCGCCTCATAGCGGTTCTCCTAGCAGGTTAACGAGTTGGGTGTTGATGACGCCCTCCAGGAATGCCTGGAAGCCATCCCGGGGGCCCTTGTAGCCGACGGACTCCATGAAGTTCTGCCCGTCGCCGGCCTCCTCTTCGGCTGCATCCTTGGCGGCCTGGGCGAGGTCCTTGATGATCTGGGCGGCCTTGTCCGGGTCGAGCCGCACAATGTCGGTCAGCACCAGTTCCTTGAATGCGTCCGAACCGGCCAGGCGGCCGTTTTCGATGGTGTCGAGCACAGTGGCCAGCGCCATGGCGTAGTTGGTGCGCGTCTCCATGGCATCAGCCTGTTCGGCTTCGATCGCGGTGTTGAGGGAGTGGAATTTGATTTCGATGGGACGGAGCTCGCCGGCGCCGAACACTTTCCCGTACTTGTGGGCCATGTGAATGTCGATGAGCCGGTTCACGGACTGGACCACCCCCACCCGCAGCCAGTTGGCGCGGATCGCGGCTTGAATGGACGTTCGGAAGAATCCGCCATCCCCCAGCCCGCCAGACATGAGATCCCCCCAGCCGAGCATCGACACATCGATCCCCAGGGATGACGCCATGCGCTTGAGGTGAAACATCACATCCTCAATGTGCTGAATGTCCGGGCTGACTGTCTGGGTGTCGATCGTCACGCCGCCCTTGTTGCCAGACAGGTTAGGGATGAGCTGGTTCCAGACGGTGGGGATCAGGCCCTTGGCTTTCCCCTTGCGGGCGGCAGCCTCCATGTCCTTGCGCATCTGGGTACCCACGAGATTTAGGTACTGCGCGGCGCGGGCCGGGTCCAGGTTATCCATGCCGAGCGCCACGAACCGGTCAATACGGCTGGCGTTATAGCGGCTGCCCTTCATCGAACGGATGGCATCGCTCAGATCACTCCAGGAGCCATAGGCAAACTCGAGGAACGACGTGCCGTAGTCCTGGGTTTCTATGGGCTTGCGGCGGTGAATGTCGTCATAGAGCGAGTAGCGGATCCCGGATGTGCCGGTGGGCTCCAGGGAGAGGGACGGTTGCCAGTACGGCACCTTGAGCCCCACCAACTGCCAGGGCTCCACCAACTGGATCTCGCCCGGACGGGTGGGCGTCTTGAGGTATTCACCGGTGAAGCCGGCCAGGCGGCCGCCGCGGACGTACTCGCGGATCTGGTGCGCCATCGTGTACCAGGACGATTCGAGATCGACGATCCCCTTGCCTGTCTCGCAATAGGGCCGGATGTAGTGGACCCCGTATGCGGCCATGAGCTTGCACCAGGACGGCAGGCCGTTGTTGAGCATGGGCCCGAGCTCGGCCATGAGCGACGCGGCGATCTCCTTGGCGTCATCCGTCTTGGCCTCGATTGTGATGATGTTGCCGGTGCGGCTATCCACGCTCAGGGCGTGTGATATGTGCATATCCAGGGCGGCGGAGAGCACGGGATCGACAACCATCTCCTCGAGCAGGGCGTACTTGGCGAACCGGTCCGTGGGGAGAACCTTTTCGCTCATCCAATCCTGCTCACCCACAACGGTGGTCCCGTTCTGGGCGGTTGCGGCGTCAGCCATCAAGGCATTGCCTACGTGATAGCCTCCCGCGCCTTGCAGCAGGATCCCGCGGTCTTGCGAATCGTCCGGGTTGTATCCGGTGAAGGCCTGGCGCAGCAACGACAGCAGGCCTTTTTCTGAATTTGTGGTTTCAGCCACTGGCTGACCTCCCATTGGCGCTAGGACCATGGGCGGGAGGGGGAAGGGGGGCAAGCGGGATCATATCTGATTGCGGCGGCTCGATGTGGATCGTCCAAAAGCCAAATGGTTTCGCAATGGGGTTAGGATGTGCGGGTTTCCATCAACATCGAGGTGCATCCATGCCCACTACCATTGTGGCAAATGCGATCGCCGCCATCTTGCAGGCCCGCGACATGTCCGGGCTGATGGCGGAATACGATCGCCTGTTCCCTACCTCCAGCCGCGCCAATGCGATCTACGGCGTCGAGAAGGCCGACGGCGTATCTATCGAACGCGCCCGCAAAGAGGCCAATGAGCGCGTCTTGGGCGTCCTGCAGCGGGTCGGCAACAATGCCGCCATGCTGACCGAAGAGGAAAAGGCCATCTTGCGCCAATACTCCGGCCTGGGCGGGATCGGCGGCTCCATTCACGAGTATTACACCCCGCAATGGGTGGCCGGGGGCATCTGGGATCTGATGGCCGCCATGGGCCAGGGCCCGGGTAACTACCTGGAGCCCTCCGCGGGCGCCGGCGTATTCCACGGCACAAAGCCGGCCGGGGTGCTGATGACCGCCACCGAGATCGACGAAACCAGCGCCCAGGTGAACAAGCTCCTCCACCCCGAGGACAAGGTGGTGAACCAGTCGTTCGAGGCGCTGGCCGTCGCCAGCGAGGATGATAGCTGGGATGGGGCCGTGGGCAACGTGCCGTTTGGCGAAACCCGGGGGAGCTATGGGGCGCTCGATCCCGAGTACGCCCACATCAAGTACGTGGACCAGTATTTCGTTTCGCGCATCCTGGACAAGATCAAGCCTGGCGCACTGATGACCGTGGTTGTCCCCATGCGCATCGTCAGCGGCGCCAAGTTCAAGAAGTGGCGGGCCGAGATCAGCCTGAAAGCCGAGTTCCTGGGCGCTCACCGCCTCCCCTCCGGCACTTTCTCCAACAACGGCACCGACACCGCCACCGACATTCTGGTCATGCGCAAGCACCCGGCCGGCCTGGCTGAACTGGTGAACGGCCGGAAGAAGCCAGACCTTGAAGCCGCCAACGTGCTTTGGGACACCTTCATCAACGGCAAATGGTTTGAGACTGCCGAGGGTAAGCGGTTCGTCCACGGCGAGCAGTCCATCCAGGGCGCCGGCAAGTTCGCCCGGACCGTCGTCGAGAAGGGCGGCACCACCAACGAGCAGATCCGGCAGCGCCTGGCCCACAAGTTCGAGTCGCGCATTGACTGGCTCGCCCTGGAGCTGGTGGCCCCGGTCACGCCGACCTATGACGAAGGCGACGAGCGAATGATCAACGGCCGCTGGCGCCGGCTGGTCAACGGCACTTGGCAAACCACCTCGCTGGTGGGTGGCGATGGCGACACAATCAGCAAGGACGAGTACGGGGTGGGTTCACTGCGCCAGCTCAAGACCATGTTGGAACAGTCCCCCTTGAGCGCCCTGGAGCTGAACCATAGCCACCTGCTGGCCATACACCGCGACTTCCCGGACGCCACTGATGGCATCGTCGGGGACGCCATTCGGCTCGCCAAGGAGCAGCCAGCCGAACACCGGGCCCGCATCGTGCGCGGCGCCATCATCGGTCACCGCATCCAGGGAATGCTGGGTGAGATCAACAGCGCCGGCTTCATCCCCACTGAAACCGCCGCCGAGTTGCGTGATCTGATCAGTGCGGAGATCAGCACCTTTGGGGTGGCTGCTGCTGATCGCAAGCTGGCGACCCTGGGGGGCGGCAATGCGGCCGGCGCCTGGAATGCCTTTGTGACCGCCACCGACGTGAACGGCCAATTCAGCGCCCTGCTGAAAGGCACCCTGGATCGCGGCCCAGTTCGCGCCTTTGACGACACCAGCGCCGCCCAGACGGTTGCTTACCTGTTCGGCCAACTTGAGCTCAACCCGGTCGATCTGTCTGACTTCCTGGACCTGTACCGCGGCGACGAGGGCAAGACCCTGACCGAGCTGGCGAAGATCCCAGGGGTGGCGATCACGCCGGCTGGCATGTTGATGCCGATGGACCGGGCCACCAGCGGGAACATCGTCGAGAACCGCCGCAAGGTGATGGCCGCCATGGGGGCAGAGACAGATCCCGCCATCCTGGCGAACTACCAGACCCAACTGGACGAGATCGAGCGCCGGCGCTACCGGGCCAAGGTCGATGACATTGAAATGACCATGGCCGCCAAGTGGCTGCCAAGGAGCTTGGTCGCCGAGTTCCTGAAAGATCAGGGATACAGCTCGCTCCAATACTCCAAGATCGTGACCAATGAAGATGGTGAGCTGGTCGAGGACAAGGAGTATCAGGGTAACGATGGGGTGTGGAGTGGCTACGGCGTCCGGGATGGCAAGAAGCGCTCCAACGTCAATGAGCAGTTCGAGCGCCAGCTCGAGAACTACCTCAACGGGATCGCCGTGCGCTCTGGTGACGCTGCCGGCGCGGCCGCATACCGCGAGCGCATCAAGGGCATTGAGGAGCGGTTCGCTATCTGGCTGCGCCAGCATGACGACATAGACAAGCTGGCGGATCTCTATAACGACAGCTTCAACGGCCATGTGGCGTTTGAGCACTCTGACGCTGACCTGGAGCTCGAGGGCATTTCCGGGCGCATCGTGCCGTTCGGCTATCAGTGCTCCGGGATCCGCCGCGCCTCGGAAGATGGGCGCGGAATGCTGGCCTACGGGACAGGCCTCGGCAAGACCGCCACCGCCTTGGGCCTGGCCGCCTACAACAAGCAGATGGGCCGCGCCAAGCGGACCGGGATCGCCGTGCCGCTGGCCGTGCTGGAAAACTGGTACCACGAGGCCAAGACCTTCTACAGCGAGGACGCTTTCAGCCGCGTGTTCTTTGTCGGCCTGGAGCCAGTTCGCAACAAGGACGGCGCCATTGAGCAGGAACAGATCCTCGATGACGAGGGCAACCCCCGCCTGGGCGCCAACGGCCAGGCGCTGACCCGGGACAAGCTCAAGGCCCTGGGCACCAAGGAAGTGAAAGCCCGCCTGAACGCCATCCCACAGTCCAACTATGACGTGGTGGTGATGAGCAAGGAGCAACTGGCCACCATCCCTATGCGCCCCGAATCTATCGTCGCCCACGCCGATCGGATGGAAGCGGCAGGCCTGCGCGGTGGCAAGATCCTGGCGACAGCCAAGAATCACCGCGAGGCGATGAAGAAAGAGAAGTTCGCCGAGAAGCACAGCAACACTGGCACCGTGAAGGCACTCGATATTCCCTACTGGGAGGATATGGGATTCGACAACCTGATCATTGACGAGGCCCACAACTACCGGAACAGCTACCAGGCCGGCCGCGAGTCGTCCAAGCTCGCTTACTTGCCCACCCAGGCCTCCGCCAAGATGGCGATCGATCTGGCGGTGAAGTCCGCCCACATGCGGGAGAAGAACAACGGCCGCGGCCCGGTGCTGCTGACCGCCACCCCGACCGTGAACAGCCCGATCGACATCTTCAACATGCTCTCCCACGTCGTCAGCATCGACGAATGGGGGCAGATGGGGATCACCGACGTGGACGACTTCATCAAGGTGTTTGGCGAGGTCGAGGACGTGATGGTCCAAAAGCTCTCCGGCGAGGTGGTCAACAAAGAGGGCCTGGTGGGGTTCAAGAACCTGTCCGGTCTGCGCTCCCTGTTCCACCGCTGGGTCAACCTCAAGGACGCCAAGGACGTGAGCCACACGGTCACTATCCCGGATCTCGAGGAGACGCTGACCGAGGCGGACATGACCGATGAGCAGGCGGCCGTCTATGAGGACCTGCGCCAGCGGGCCGAGGCCTTGAGCAAGGGCCAGTCCAACGACGAGAACGGCAACCCGACTGACTTCACCTTTGCGATCATCCGTGACATGGACCGGGTGTGTTCGGACATGGACCTGTACCGCCGCACCATGACTTTCCGCTTCCCGCTCAAGTACGGCGAGGCCGTGGAGAAGCTGGTGGCCGACTTGCCCACCAGCATCAATGACGCCGCCATCGAGGACGACAAGCAGGACGAGGACGCCGACAAGACGGTTATCCAGGCCAAGCTGGACGCCAAACTTTCCACCAGCGACCACGCGATCACCCTGGTGGTGCCCGAGGCCTACGAGCAGGAGGTGGTAAGCCGGCTGGACCAGTTCGGCATCACCGCCAGCGACGTATCCCACCCGCTCATGCCCAAGTACGCCCGTATGCTGGAAAATCTCAAGCGGGGCCACGAGGAGGGCGGCAAGCAGATCATTTTCACTGAGGAGAAGTCGCAGCACGAGAAGCTGAAACGGATCATCGTCAATAGCCTGGGCATTCCCGCCGAGCAGATCGGCATCATCAATGCCAAGACGGTCAGCTCCAAGGGGGTGGACGGCGAACAGGCCAGCCTGGAAGGGTTTGCCGGCGCCTACAACGAGGGCAAGATCCGCATCCTGATCTGCAACAAGAAGGCCGAAGTGGGTGTGAACCTGCACCACGGCACTACCGACATTCACCACCTCACTCTCCCCTGGACACCGGCGAGCATCAAGCAGCGCAACGGCCGCGGCGCCCGCGTCGGTGCCAAGCAGAAGAAGGTGCGAGTTCACTACTACGTGGGCAAGGGGTCGTTCGACCAATTCCGCCTGGAAACCCTCAAGCGCAAGGCCAACTGGCAGCATGAGTTGTTCACGTCCGACGCCGAGAAGATGAAGAACGCCGACGCCGACGACGCCATGGACGCGAGCCTGTTGCTGGCCGCCGACCCCGAGGAGCGCCGCGCCCGCATCGAGGCGAACCAGGCCAAGGCCCGCGCCAAGATAGAGGAAGCCGCCCGCCGCCGCGCCGGGATCGATCTTCACAACTACCTCAAGGCAGCCCACGACATGGGCGGGGACCCCGAGGAAATGCGGATTAACGCCGCCAATCTGAGGCAGCGGATCGCGACGCTGCAGCAGCAAGCCCAGAACAGCCAGGAATGGGCCGAACGTAACCTGGCCGAATCCAAGACCAGCCAGTATGGCGGTAATTACTACCTGTCAAAGTACCGCGCCAACTTGCAAGAGGTGGAGGCATACAACGAGCAGGCCCGCCAGGCCCGCAAGAGCCTGACTTTAGCCGAGCGCAAGATGGAACGCGCCGCCAAGGCGGCCGACTCACTCAAGCGCCTGCGCCCCTCCCTCGAGCAGGCCATCAAGAAGGGCTTGCTGGACGCGCCGGCTGACATTCTGGACAAGGGCTATGAGTACCTGACAGATGGCATCGTGACCGTGCGACTGGGGCACCACTACCAGACCGGCACAGGGTCTATTTTGCGAGTGGATAAGCTGGACTTTGACGGCAAGCAGGCATTCGCCACCACGATCCATGTTCCACCGAGATCCAAAGGTATGTTCAAGTCCGGGGATACTGGCTGGTGGGGGATCGGCGGCCTCAAGACCGAAGTCAGCTACACCCCGAGCGAGCTGGACGTGTGGCGAGAACTATCCTCTCCCCTCCCCCTCTCCCGCGCCGTGCAACTGCTGGATGGCGGGCTGTTCAGTCAGTACCTGGTCAGCAAGTCGCTCGCCTTGGTGACGGATTACTACCTGCTGCATAGCGCCGATGGCGACGGGTTCGAGGTGGTCTACCACCCCTCCTACAGCGACAAGCCGATGACCAAGGACCAATTGGCCCGCGTCGTCTACCCGGACAGTGGCAATGCAGGCCTCAAGGCCAAGCTGGCCAAGTGGCTGATGGCCGACCGTTCCCGGATGACAAAGAGCAGTTACGGCAGCGCCCAGGAGGCACCGCCCGCCTGGCTCACCGAGCTGTACGGGGCCAATGTGATCACCGCAGTTGAGGAGTACGGCAACAAGGCGCCTGATCAGGTGGTGAATGAGTGGCTGGCTGCCAGCCTGGACAGCTACCGTGCCAGCAGCAAGATCGACCCGGACCGCACCTCGATCTATCACTACTACTTTGAACCTCACGCCAAGAAGCTGATCCCGGCAGAGTGGAGCAACCGCAGCGCCTTCGAGGCGGCCATCAAAGCTGGCGAGAAGATTTTGGAAGCCGAGGCCGAGGAGGAGAAGAAGGCCCACCAGGCCCGCAAGAATGCCGCCGCGGCTGCCCAGTTCGCGCTGGCCCAGCAGGACACCGACCGCGCCGCCATCGCCGAACGCCTGACCTGGATCCGGGACACCGGCAAGATCTACCGCGAAAGCAACGGCTACACCATCGCCGGCAAGCTGCGCGATGAGAAAGGCGCACCCTATGCCCAGGAGGGGGCATTCAGCCTTGCCCGGGCGGTTGCTGACATGGTGGCTGCCGGCCTGATTGTCCCACCTGCAGAAGTCACAACGTCCAGCCTGCGCCAGGCCTGGGACAAGGGGGTTTACGAGCTGTTCAGCAGCTACAGCGCCAGCGCGGCCACACTGCAAACCTGGCTCGATGGCGACAAACCCAAGGAGGAGCCGGCGCCAGAGCCCACCCAGGAGGAGCAGGCCGACAAAGCCACCGCAGAGGCCACCCTCGAGGCGGTGAACGCGGGGGATACCCACATCGGCAACGTGCTGGTGCGCCGCAATGCCATGCCCATCAACCAGCCGGCCAGCAAGACGCAATTCCGCGGCCGCTGGCGAACCCGCCCCGCCGTCAACAAGGCCATTGGCGAGGTGATCGGCCTGTTCGACGAGCAGGGTAAAAACGGGGTGCTGTATGACAAGAAAGAAAACCTCAAGGCCGCTTTCGGTCAGGGCCGGGGCCTTGTATTCTTCACGGATTCGGTATCAGACGAGTATCCGGGCGGCTGGTGGTTCCTGCCTGCCTCTGCAACCCTTGAAGAAATCGCCAACGTGCTGGGAGTGACCCAATGATTGCCGTAACCATTACCCCGACCGCCGACGAACTGGCGCCGCTCCTGGCCGAGGCGACCGCCAAGCAGGACGAGGAGACATTCATCGCCAACTACCTGGCCGGCCTGGTTAAGATCCTGGGCAGTGACCCGCGCCAGTATCGCAGCTTCGGCCCCTACTGGTGGCCACTCAAAGGCATGATGATCGAGCGCGGCATTCAACCCGGGGCCGGCTCCCTGGAGCTGGGCACCCTGCAGCACTACACGCTGGGCACCCCCGCCCTGACGCTTTGCGCCGCTTGGGCTTACCAGCAAGAGCGCATCGAGGAGGGCAAGATCCGCACCGCCAGCCACCAGCTCGAGCTGGCAGAAGGCGAGCTCTATGAATACGTGCTGGTGGATGAGGACATGGAGGCCTTCATCGAGCGCACCAGGCGCTAAGCCACCAGCCAACAACGAGAAACCCGGCCAATGCGCCGGGTTTTTTTGTAATCTCCACCACCCCAAAAGGAAATATCTTCTTATCCTGTTGGTAATATTTTCCTTGCGCGGTAAGCTGGGGCCAATAATTGCTGCGAGGGCGTATGAAAGAGAAACCGAAGAACCAAGAGACAAGCGAAATCACCCAGAAGGACATTCCGATCGCGATGAAGCTCTTGGAAGTGTCTACCCCTGGTGGTTTCGCCAAAATGCTGGGCATTACAGAGCGATCATTGCGTGATGGGCCAATGGCGATATGGCGTCAAATGTCCATTGAATGCCTGCTGCGCCGAGCCGGTAAATGGGAGGAGTTTTGCGACTTACGCGGCGCTACCCCATCAACCGGTCACGATAAGCCTATCGTCACGGGCTATCACTGCATTGTTTGCAGTCAGTGCGTTGAGCACATCCATAGAGTGCCGTTCCCTAAGCGGCCAGGGAACTAAACGATGGGTGTCCAGTACCGCAAGCGGATCAGGCTTCTCCCCTTCTTGTGGCTCAACCTGTCACACACTGGCTGGTCGCTGACTATCGGCGCCGGCCCCCTCTCCTTCTCCTTCGGTCCCCGCGGCAAGCGGGTTTCCGCATCACTCCCGGGCACAGGCCTGTCATATCGCAAGACGCTTTCCAGGCGAACGAAACCAGAGTGAACTGAGGGGCCCGCGGGCCCCTTTGTCATTCTGATGGTGCGACCAAGTGGTTATAACAATGTTGACACCCAATGCCTCGAGGCCTATAGTCCGTAGTAACTTTGTTGCTACGCTATTGGGTGTCGAATGAAAATAGCAATCCGAGCAATCGGGAACTCAAAAGGTGCCGTGTTCCCCGCTGCCTTGCTGAAAGAATTGAATATCAATATCGGGGATCAACTGGAGGCCGTCGCCGAGAATGGCCGACTTGTTATCACCCCTACTCGCAAGCCAAGGTTCCAGCTCAACGAACTGCTGGCCCAGTGCGACCACTCCGCCCCCATGCCGGCAGAGGTGCGCGAATGGGATGGAATGGTGTCGGTGGGGAATGAACGCTGATGGCCGTCTTTGACCGAGGGGATATTGTCAGGGCCTGCCTTAACCCGGTGGCTGGTCATGAGACACAAGGCGATATGCGCCCCTGCCTGGTGTTGTCGCCCAGGGCATTCAACAACCTGGGGCTGGTCATGGTAGCCCCCATCACCCAAGGCGGCGATTACGCCCGCTTCCAGGGCTTTGCGGTAACGCTGATGGGGTCAGGCACCGCCACCCAGGGGGTTGTGCTGGCGAGCGGGGTCAAGTCTTTGGATCTGGTCGCCAGGGGTGGCCGGAAGGTGGAAACGGCACCAAGCGCGATCGTCGATGAGGTGCTGGCCAAGTTGGATGCCATTCTGGGGATCAGCTAGAACGACAAAAAGGGCCTGATAAAATCTCGTCACATTTTCAACAAAGCGGGGATGGACCCCGACAAGGAGAGAGAAATGAAAGTACACAGCAATATGGATTTGCACCAACTGGTTGATCGCATGGGCCCCGAGGCCACCCTGGATGATGCCGCCGCAATGTGCGATCTCCTGGTCGAGAAGTTCGACGGTCAAGACACCGCCGAGATCCCCGAAGGGGAATGGCTGGCCCTGCTGGAAGAAGCGGTGGTGTGATGATTGAAGAAAAAGGGGCCCGCGGGCCCCTTTTCTTATGCTGCTTTCGGCTTGGCGCCGGCCCACCAGCTCCCCACATCAAAGCAGGGGCAATCCTTGAGCCAATCACGGCTGTCGATCTTGCCGTCCTTGTTGGTGTCGCCGAACCAGTCGCGGTGACCCTTGATGGCGCTATCTGGCAGGGCGTACTTGCCCTTCATGCTGTCCACCAGCTTCGCCAGGGCGGCGAACTGGGCCGGGGTGTAGTTGTTTTCAGGCTTGCCGGCAGCGTTGACCCCGCCCACCAGGCAGATCCCCAGGTTGTCCTGGTTGTACCCTGCCACATGGGCGCCTATTTCGGCTTCCGGGCGGCCAGGCTCAACGGTACCGTCACGGCGAACGACGTAGTGGTACCCAATGGTCCTGAATCCCCGGTTTTTGTGCATGACGGTTATCTCTTTGGCTCCTATGTCACGGGTGCCAGGAGTTGCTGAACAGTGGATAGTGATAAATTTTTTCGTCATTTGAACAATGGCCTCAAAAAAAGGTTAGGATGTTTTCGGGCACCCTAGCCCAACTACACAAACTGTAGGCTGGAGCGGGGAAGGGGAAACGGGCACTTCGGTGCCCGTTTTTTTTATTGCTCCAATCTGCCCAGCAGTTCGTAATGCTCTGCCACCCGGCGCGGCACCACGCCATCCAGCAGCATAGCGGCCGGTTCGTCCAGGGATTCGCCGTCATCGTCCACCAGCTCCTCCCCGTCCAGATCTGCCGGCGCATCTTCCACGCCAGCGACCTCTATCCCCATCATACGGAAGAACACACCCTGAATCCCCATGGCGGTATAGGAGCCTGGCGCCATCGAGACGCCGCGGCCGTCATCCTCGCCGTTACAGAAATCCTCAAAGCTCGCCTGGAGAGAGGCCGGTTCGACCTCCATTGCACAGCGATAATCTGAGGTTGGGGCGGCCAGGGTGATCGTCGCCGGCACATCCAGGTAAACCAGGGTCAACACCTGCATTACTTCGCCTCCTTGTATTTGATGCCAAGCATCTTAATGGCCGCCATCACCATAGCCAGGTGCTCTGGATCCGCCATAGCCAGCTTTGCCAATTCTACATCGGTGGTCAGGGCCTGGAAGCCCATGGAGAACACTTCCGTGGTTTCCACACCCTGAATCCCCATGGCGCCGTATATCTTGCCCACGTAGGGGTGATAGAACCCATCGTTTACCGCCACCTCGTTCTTGTACGATTTGACCCCGGTCATGTGCTTGAGATACGCGACCTTACCCTTCTCGCTGGGGATGGCGTCCGAACGGCGAGCCAAGAGCTGCTTGGCAGCAAGCAGAAGCTCGGGGTTTTTGTACTCAACAAAGTGACCCATTTCATGCCATAGGGTGGTCTTGGTCATCCCCTCCCCGCTGTTGATATGGTTGTTTTCCAGACTGGCATAAGCTCGCTTCTTCTTGCGCACGAGCTCTGGCGTCCCCATCTGCCCGGATACCACCTGGTAGAATCGGGCCATGTCGGATTTCATGGTGGCCATGTCATAACCGGGCGCCAGGCTGGCAGCAGAGATCCGCACTTTCGTCCCAGCCACCATCTTGGCCGCCTCTCTTTCGGGCATGACGCCGGTCAGTTCGTCAACCATGGCCCGCAGCGGGGCCACCCCCTGCACCAGAGGCTTGTTTCCACTCTCCCGGAGAAGTGTGGCGTAGTGGCGATACAAGCTGACGGCCGCGGAAACAGCCACTTGATAGCCTGGCTGGCCGCGCTGCTGCTCAATGTAGGCCGTCACCGCCTCATAGGTCCGAATGTCATAATGGAAGCCGCCCGCATCAACGATATTGCCGGCTGACCGGGCCATGACGTCAGACAGGCCTTCACGCTGCGCCGGCGTCAGCGCCCGATACTCAGGGTTGCGGGCCAGTTCGGCCAACACCTGCTGCTTGTTCATGTGGCGGATAGCCGCGTCGGTAATGGCCTCCTCCCTGGCTTGGGTTGTCACCGACAATGCCAGCGCTCGGATCTGCCGCTCAAACTCGCCGGTATCGCGCTCAAACTGACCCTCCTTGTTGGATGTCATCATGTCGAACAAGGCCACCACCTGCCCCACACTCTCGGCATCGCGAACGAACCTTGCGGCCCTTGCAGCCCGAACCCGAGTGGGAAGATCGGCCGCCACGGCGTCAAACATTCCGACCTGGATCCCACCCTTCTCGCCGTAGAGCTCGGCCATGTGGTCATTGACGCGGGCCAGCACGGTTACCAGGTCAACCGGTGGCTCGCCGAACATGTCCGCCACCACCTGGCCCTTGTGCTCCAGGATCTGGCATATCTCTTCGGCCATGACCGTGAAGGCCTCCGCCATGCGCTTCACCGAGCGGTTATTGGCCGCGATGAACGACGCCAGCGCGGCGGCCTGGGGATCGGCACCGCCGAACATGTCCCCCTGTTTCAGGTACTCCTCCACCGACTGGCCAGCGTCCCGGGCTGCCCGGACGATCGTCGTTGCGTCCACCAGCGCGGACAGGGCCTCCTCGTCCAGGGTCTTGGTCAGAGAGACGCTTTCGACCAGGGCGTCGGTGGTCTGCTTGTGGGCCTCCCCGGACAGGGTGCGCATTGTCACGAACTGGGGCGCCGCGTTGGTCAGGGCACTCAGGACGTTGCGGATCTCGGGGTCCGGCTCCTCAACGGCCAGGCGCAAAAGATCCTCATGCTGATAGGCCTTGGCGAACACTGCCGCCCGGATGCGCTCGATCACCTGCCTGGTGGGTCTGCCATCGGGGGTCAGCAACCCGGCCGCCTGCTCGCTGGTCAGCTTTGCCAGGAAGGCAGAAACGAAGGGGCGATTAGAAGCCGCTAGGAAGTCGCCAGACGCACCAGGGGAGAACAGGGCCATTACCCCCTCGTCCATGGCCTCCGCGTCGATTCTGGCCTGCTCTGTGGGGCTCATGGCCTGCATGTCCGACACGTTGCTATCTTTGGCGAACTGGGCGCGGTCCACTTCATCCAGGCGCACCCGCACCAGCACGGGCGAACTGAACGCCTTCACCTGGGTGGGCGTGAAGCCATAGAGCTCGGCGTTGTCCTCCAGGTACTGCCGGTATTCGCCGGCGTTGCCCTCGGCGTAGGCCTTGATGATCGCCATCGAGCGGCCATTGCCCGACTCCACCACTTTGTCAGGGCCGATGATCGGTGCGCCCTGGCTGGATAGCCCAGAGTCAGCCAGCCGCGCCGGCTGCAGCGAGCGGGAGAGCTTGGTGATCTGCATGACGCTGGCCACCCGGGTCCGGTCCCGCGGTTGCAGCTCCTGGGGATAGGCGCCGTTGGGCTTGCCGTCCAGGCCGTTGGAGGCGATCAGGGCGTTGGCCTCGATCAGCTTGAAGGCGGTACGCACGGACGCACCCTTGACGGTGGCGACGTAGCTCACGCGACCATGATCAAACTCGTCCTCCCCCAGCGGCTCAAATTGCACATCCAACACAATGAAATCGAGTGGCGCGGCGTCGTCCAGGTAGTTGGAATCGAGCCCGTTAACGGCTACACTTGAATCACCAGGGGCAATGCTTGTATCTGGGGTATCGGTGGTCGGTCGGCCGGTACGGAGTTCCAGTGGTCCTGTCCTGCTATTGCCCTCGACCCCAACACTTTCCAGGAATACCCCCACCGCCCCCGGGCGGCGATAAACCACGTCCCCCTCCTGCATCTTCCGGCCTATCTGGCTCGACTTGATGTGGTGCGAACTGACCACCACCTCATCCCCGGCCCTCTGCACAGTCACGCAAACGAACCCCCGCACCTTGCCGTCTGGCTTGGCGATCGCATTCACGAACAGGTAATTGAAATCCCGCTCATCCCCGGGAGTGCCGCGGCGCTCTTTCAGCACCACGAGCGGATTTTCCAGGGTGGGGCGGATCCAGCCTGCGTATTGGACCCTACCCTTCGCCCCGAGCTTATCGAGTTGGTTTGCGCCGAACCGGACAGGCCCGATCACCGTCTTGATGGTGGCCCCCATGAGCTCGGCAAGCTGCTCATCGCTGATCTCGGGATCTATGGCATGAGCATTGGCAGCCAGAATGTCCGCGAGGTGCTGGGGACTGTTCTTGGCTGGCGGCGTCTGGGTGGTGAGCTCGTCGAATACTTCCACCAGCTCGGTGCTGGTGGTGGCCGCCAGAACGCTCTGGATGGCCTTGTTTTTGCGGTCTTGCATGTGACCCCTCAAAGGGGGCTGACGGGGAAGGGTGGGCACCCCCGCCGAGGTTTAAGCGGCGATAAGCTCGGGGTTCGCTTCTATCCAGCGGGTCACACCGGCTTTCACGTCATCGAGCGCCATCCCCTCATCGGCCACGGCCAGGATCCGCTTGCGGAAATCAACGGGCGATTCCTGGTTGAAATCGCCGCGCAAGTAGCGCATCGAAAGAGTTTCCTCGGGCTCCTGCTCCTGCTCGGGCTCCTGTTTGAGGGCGGCAACTCTGGTTCGCAGACCATCCAGGATCTGGCTGTAGCGCTCTTGGTCCTCGGCGGGCAGCGCTTCCACAAAACGGTCAAAATCCTCAATGGAGATCGGTTTGGCGCGGCCCATTTCGGCGGAAAGCACCTCGCCCCCAAGGAGAGTCAGGGAGGCGGCGGTATTGCCGTCTGCAATGCTCTCCATGACCCCCTCCATGCCTCGGTGCTGATATTTCAGATTGGCATAGGCAACTTCCAGAGCAGGCCCAAGGGTAGCCATCCCCTCAACAAACACCTCTCCCTTGTAGCCAAGTTGCACGGCGCCATAGGACCACTTGGCAATCGAGTAATCCCCCACGCCGTTTTTGTATATGTCCTTGGCTGCCCTGATGGCCTGTTCGACCATGTAGCGCACCTTCTTGCGCTTATCGGCTGGGAAGTAGCTCTTAATCCCCTTCCAGGCATTTTCAGCGGGGAAGGCCTGATCAGCGCTCCAGCCCGAATAACCAATTTTGAAGGCATCACGCCCCGCGCCTTGCTCGGTCGCCCACAAGATCACCACACCAAGCGTCTCATTGGAAACAAGCGCGGTGGCCTTGCTGCTTTTCTCATAGACCTTCGTCCATGCTGGGTGCTGGACCCCGCCGATAGCCAAGCCCACCAGCGAGCGGCGGGTGGCTTCTTCGGCCTCTTGATCGCTCCCCTCCTCGTCCACCTCGGCCGGCGCCGGCTTCACAGCATCACCCTTGAGCTTTGCCATGATTGCGGCCAGTTCGCGCTGCTTGGCCAGCTTATCGAGAATGCCGAGCTCGCCGGCTTTCAGTTCGCTTTTGAGGGTGGCGGCCTGCTTCTGCAGGCCCACCTTTTCCAGAATGCTCAATGCCATTACGCGGCCTCCTCCATCAGTTCGGTCAGACGGTCAGCGACCTTGTGCAAGTAAGGTTCGTGACGCTCAACGGCACCGGCCTGCTCGAGCTGTTCGATCAGGGAGCCCATGCCCTCCAGGTACACCTGGTAATCACCCTCGCCGGTGCGCAGGGCTTCCAGTTGCTCCAGGAGCGCCAGGATAGCCGGGTCGGCCTCATCCCACTGGTTGCTGGTGGCGGGTGGCTCGTCGCCGCCTGGCTGCTCGGTACCGCCCTCGGGAGGCAGTTCATCGCCCTCAGTCACGGGCGGGGTGGCCGCGGCGCGGGCCTTGTCGATCATGCTGTTTGCCATGGCTTTGACGCTCCCGGTATAGCCGGCCTCTTGCAGGGCCTGGGTGAGTTGGCCGCTCTCGTACTTGCCATCGACAAAGAACGGGTTGTTGGTTTCGGTCAGGGAGCCCTTTGGCTTAAACAGCTCATTCCAGATCTCTTCGTCGGTTTCCTCCAGTTCGACCATGCGGACCACCACCTCCTCCAGCTCAGCCAGGCGAGCGGCACGGGATACCGGGCTCCACACTGCCGCGGCCATGTCCTCCAGGGAGTAATGGTCGATCTGGTCCTTGGTCAGCGGCTCCAGGTAGGCAATCATGCCGTGGCGCCAGCCGGTCGGGTCGCGGTCCTTGATCAGCTCGGCCACGCGGGCATCGCCGGCGACGTCATCCTGGGGGATGTGGGCGACCACGCCATCCGGCTGGGTGCCCAGGCCGTAGGGGCGAACGCGCATCCCATACCAGTAGAGCGGAGTCGCCTCGGTGGGCTCCTCGACCGTCTCGGTCGTCGGGGGCGGCTCGACCGGCTCAGGATTGCGCTTGGCGAATGCCTCATCCACATCTTTCTGATAGGCGGCCTCCATAGCTGCCTTGGCCTCATCCCAATGCCTTACCTCAGTGGCACCGGTGATTGGGCCGCCGTCGCCATAGAGCACCGCAAAGGAACCGGTCGGCTCATTGTCCGGGCCCACATTCGCCCTGATGTAAAAGCCATCATGGAATTGCTCATCAATGGCGGGGGTGTCGATCATGAGCACCGGCACAATGGGATCACCTTCTCCCCCCTCGCCCAGCTCGCTAAAGCTCGAGCGCCAATCCTTCTCAAGCCGACCGGTGATGAACGCGGCCAGGGCGTTTTTGATCAACTCCCTGTTTCTCTCGAAGTTGTCCTCTTTCAGGCGGTAACCGGCAGCCTTGCCGCTCTTGTAGGCCTTGTAGAGTGTGCTGGTGGCATCATCCATCGCCCCGCCCTGGGAGCTGGTAGAGAAGATGCGGTAAACCGTGCCGTCCTTCTCGACAATCGAGATATACCCCTCAAGATCGCCGCTGGCATCGGCATAACGACGGGAGATAACGGCGCCATTGGTCAGCGTCATCTGGCCGTGAATGCTCAATTGCTGCTTGATGTAGCGAATCCCATCCTCGGGCAATTCATCCGTCTTGATGGTGTCCTTGCTGACTTCCTCCATCGGAATGGTGCCGCCGTCGGTCAGCAGGTACTGGCCGCGATTCTTGAAGCCCTGGCCGTCCCAGGTGTAGCGCTTGGCCGCCACGCCCGGGGTGCCAGGGGTCACGTCGATCACCTTGTCGGTGGAGTTGACCACCTGCATCCCGCCCAGCTTGCCGCCCGTCTGGGGTCGGTTCTGCAGGGTGACAAGCGCCCCCTTGGATTCGTTGCCGGTCAAGGTGGGCTGGGCTGGTTGCGCGGCCGGAGCGTAGTAACCGCCATCAGCTTGCAGCGCGGCGATCAGCTTCTCTTTCGGGTAGGTGCCCGCGATCAAGGCGGCGCCATCAAAGCGAACCGGGGCGCCCTTCTTCTCTCTAAATGGCATCCGATCCGTGATTTGATTGGCCTGTAAGCGGTCGAGCTCAAAGTAATAACTGAGAAGGAACGTCATGTAGCTACGGGGGGTAGGATTGATCCCCGTCTCTATGCCCGCGATTGACACTGAATAAACAATATCATCGACCAAACCGGTCAGCGCCTTTCGCTCTCTCTCGCTGGTGGCTGGGTCATCGGGGTTTGAGAGAAACACATCCTGCCCATAACTGCCTTTTGGCCAGCCAGCCATGACGTTCACGGCATCAATGGTTTTCGCCCGTATTTTCCCAATCTCGCCGGCCGTGCGCTTATGCGACTTGGCCCAGTGCTCAGCCTCATCCGTCGAGTCAAACCCGGCTGCAATCTGGTACTCATTCACCAGCATGACGCGATCGGGATTCTGCTCATTGATCAGCTTCCAGCCAGTGCCGGTGATTGTCTTGCTGGCCCGCTCCTGCTGGCGCTTGGCCGCGGCGTTATCGTAGTGCTGGGAAATGGTGATTTTCGGGGTTTCGCCCTCACCGACCAGACCAGGCGTGACAGGTTGAACTACCGGAGCCGGTTCGGCGACCTTGCCCAGGCCTGCCAGCGTCTTGCGCAGCTCCTCATTGCGCTGGATCTGGCTGGCCAGTTGCCCGTTGACCTTGGCGAGCTCGGCGTCAGTGCTGCCCTTGGCATCTGCCAGGGTATCCACCTGTTCGCTCAGCAGCTCGGCCTGCTTCATGTGCTGTTCGGTATCAGCCTCCAGGGTGGCCAGCTCCTCGGCCTTGGCCTTGTTGTCTGCCTGCTTGGCGGCAAACTTGGTGCTGTTGCGCTCTGCCAGGTTGGCGAGCGCCATGGTGGTCTGCTTGAGGGAAATATCCCGCCCCTTGCTGGGGGCGACAACGTGGGTCACATCCCGTTTGTTCAAGAGGAACCGGAACGCGACCAGGGTGTCCGCCGCGGTGATCTTGCCCGGGTCATTGCTGGGGCTGTGGAAAATCACAAAGATGGATTGCCCATCAGACAGGGGGATCTCGGCGGAGAGTACCGCCACGTCGCCAGCCCTCTTGGGGTCGCCCACTTTGGCGTCAGCAGCCTGGATCTCAGTGCCGGTCAGCGCCTGATTCAGCGCCCGATTAAAGGCGCCCATGGTGCGGTCTATGCGCTGGTGGGTCGTCACAATGGCATCGGTGAATGCCTGCTCGCCACGGCCAGCCAGGCCGTAGAGATAGGTCGCCTCAATCTCCTCCAGGGTTGCCGGCTCCAGCATCATGGAATCATCCCCCAGGGCGTCCAGGTAATGCTGCTCAGACAGAGGGGCGGCCTTGTGGTCAATCATGTTGACCACACGGGCCCCGTTATGAAGGGCATAAATCATGCTTCGCCTCCCAGGGCTTCAATCTGCTGGATCAGTTGGTTGGTGGTCGCCCGCTCCAGTTCCAGCTTGTTGCGCTGGCTCTCGAGCTCGCTGGTGCTGGTGGCCTTGGCGGCCTGCAGCTCCGCAATCCGGGCCTCTATGGTGGCGACGTTGGTCCTGGCGCCCGCGTTGGCAGCCTTGGCCTCGATGATCCGGGCCAGGATGGTGCGGCCGGCCGGCTTCTTCTTTGACTCGTCGGGATTAACCTGCTTTACCGCCTTGCGGGCGAGACTGTTATCCCAGCGGGCCTGACCGGCCACCACTTTGGCCGCCACCTCTTTGGCGTAGGCATCCATGGTTTTCAGGGACTGTACCGGGATGATGGTCGTATTCAGCTTGGTTTCGATCACGTCGCCCTGGTCGCCCAGGGTGATGGTGATGGACTGCCCGCCTTCAAAGCGCAGCAGAGCCTTTTTCGTCGCCATCCGGTCCTTTCTGACCATGCGGTTGGTTGCCTCAACTTCCGCAACGGTCTGGCCGGCTTTCTTGAAGCTGGCAACCAGCTTCTTGAGGCCGACCTCAGTCACGTTGTCGAAATCGAGGGTGAAGTATTCAGCCTTGTTCTGGCTGTAACGTTCGTCTCTCTGGGTCATTGAATTTGTACCTGTATGGTCTTTGAAGCCTTGAGCGGGAACAGGGAATAAAACGGGTTGCGGCGGCAGGTTGTGGTGATCCTGACTGTCAGCTCCCAGGGGCCCGGGGTGAGCAGGTTTTCACGGATCAGCAGGTACTCGTCGTTGCTGCCAATGGCGCAGCCGGCCAAGGAGCGGGTGCGGCCAGTAATAACGGTCGTGGGGCGCTTGCGGTCGCGGAATGAGTAGGTCACTTCCGACCAGTCAGGGTCAGAGGAGGCGTGATAGTGCAAGACGTAGCGGCGATAGCCGCCCTCACTGCCCGCCGGCTCCACCGTCACATCGGACACCTGGCCGCGCCGAAGGATAAGCCTATCCAACAACCCAGCCAGACCCGCGGCTGCGGCTGTCACGAGAAAAAGGGTGTTTCCGTCCATTGTTAGAACCTCATCAGTTTTTTCATGCCCTGGAGCAGACCACCTGCCAGCACACTAATTACTGCTGCTCCATTGTGCGTTGATGCAATCACCAGTAGGCAAACCAGCGGTTCAGGCCAGCGTTGCCATACCCCCAAGAAATAAACACTCCAGCCAGCGAGAGCCGCCGTCGTCAGCTCGGTCATGAGCTCCCTCAAGCCCGCCCCCACTCGCTGATCTCGCCGACCCTGTAGGTAGGAGGCAATCCCACCAAACAGCGCCAAGCCTGACACCAGAGCGATCAGGCCAGGTTCTACTGTCATCGACACCCCCACCTAAGAAGCCAAAAAAAGTCATCCATAAGCATCCATAAAATGGGGTTAGGAAGTTGGGGCCATATTACCGATCTTGGCCCCAGTTTTGCGGATTGGCGTTATTGCCACCCCTTCCCCATGCCATTCAGATTCAGCTCGGCTGCTCAGGCCATGTGACGTCAGCAGGCCAGCCAGCGCTTTGTGGGAGGCGGTACACCTCCACCCGGTACAACCGCCATGCAGCCAGGAGAGAAAGCTCCTCCTCGCTTGCTATGCCTAGCTTCTCCGCATCCTCCAGCGGGGCCATGGCAACAACGGCTTGCTGCAACTTGATGGACTGCTGCTCTCGCTGCTGATCTTCGCTGGGCGCCGGCGCATCCAATTCAGTGATGGGGCCGAACTCGCCATGAATGGCGCGAAAATAGAGCTCGCGGCCATGCTCGGCCGGATCATCCTTTCGGGCGGTAAAGTCGATGAACTCGCCAGGGAGGTGGCCAAAGGCCACCTCCATGTCCAAGCTGTCTGGCTGGTGGGAGTAAGCAATAACGTTTCTTGCTGTGATGATTTCCATCAAGCGATCCTTATCCAAAGAGTGATACGGGCATCAAAGTTGCCGCCAGAACCAAATGAGTAACCCAGGCACTTCCAGGTACCGGGCAGCGTGGTGCCATCCTGGTGTCGGTCGCCGGCCGTCGAAGGCACAAGGCTGGATCCCGCCACTGTGTTACCGATGTACTTGGATACGCCGGAGACATTGGACGCGAGCACATACGTGCCCACCTGGCCGTATCCGCTGGCCACAATATCGGAATTGCCTTGTGCTGCCGTGTGGTTGTGGGAGTTGTGCGGCGGGTTGTTGGGGCTGTACACCCGCTGGCCAGCCTCATGTATCGCACCCGCGGAGAACAGGTTGCCACTCGAATCAAGGCGCAGGCGATCGGTAACGGCCCCGCCACTACCATTGGATGTGGTGATCCGATAATTGCCGTCTGACGTCAGGTAGGTGATAACCGCCGCCTTACCCGGAATATGGTATTCCGTCATCGGGTTGTTGGGATCTTCGATATATGCTCGCCAGCCCATATGCCAGTCTGTTTTCGCACCCTTCATCCAGTTGCGCACGGATGACGGGTCGCTGCAGTACCGGGTGAAGTTATCGGTGCTGTTGTTGACTCGGAATGCAATGGCTCCACTCATCACCGATTCATTCCCGTAGGTCGTGCGGAGCAGTCGAGCATGAACGTCCGCTGACGCATCCCGCAGAGCCAGGGTGTTAGCGGTAGCGGCCGCATCCTGGGTATTCAGGTCGGTGATGGTGGCGGCGGTGTGGGTGTGGCTGTTATCGACCACCGCCACGGTCAGGGTGACGTTGCCTGAACCATCAATGGACACCGAACCGGTCGCGTCACCCGCCAGGGTGATCGTCCTAGCGGCCGCCCACTTGCTGGCAGAGACGGCGTTGGCGTTGATGCCCAGGGCGTCCGTGATGCCGTAGCCGGCAAGGGTGGTCGGGTTCGTACCACCAGTTACATGACCCTGAGTGTTCACGGTCACAGACCGATAGGTCCCTGCCGCCACCCCAGAAAGGTGATGCTGGGCGCCAATGTTCCCGTTATCAACCACCACCCGCCAGTTCATCGCCGTGGTGCCTACGGTGCCAGTCTTTTTCCAGTCGTTGGTGAACAGCGCGGAGCCGTTGACCGACCCCTGATCTACCGTCACGACGGCGCCGGCGAGCTTGGCGGTGGTGTCTGCGTCGGTGGCGCGAGTCAGCACCCAGGCGACGCTGGCCGAGCCGGCCGTGGTCACGGTGTAGATGCCGTTCTGGGCTGCCGTGGTCTGGTTTTTCACCAGGACCCGGAAGCCTACCGGACAGGTCACGCCATCGATCGCCAAGGCAGCTACAGCGCTGGCGGTGAGGGTGGCGCCAGCCCCGGCCGAGCCGTTTGCATAGGTGGCATCGAGGTTTGCCGTGGTGGCGACGTCGGCGGCGCTCTTGTAAGGCTCCTCGATGGACAGGACACCCAGGGTTGCCCGGGCTGTTGCCGCATCGGCATCGTCCAGGAAGGTGCGAGCAAACGCGGTCAGCGTTGTTACCGCCGCTGCAGAGGAGCTTGTGAAGTAGGGCAGCCTGTCAGCCGCAGCCGTCACACCAGAGAGCGCGGTGAGGTTGCCATGCTTGGCCTGGGCATCGGTAATGCCATAGCCGGCAAGGGTGGTCGGGTTCGTACCACCAGTTACATGACCCTGAGTGTTCACGGTCACAGACCGATAGGTCCCTGCCGCCACCCCAGAAAGGTGATGCTGGGCGCCAATGTTCCCGTTATCAACCACCACCCGCCAGTTCATCGCCGTGGTGCCTACGGTGCCAGTCTTTTTCCAGTCGTTGGTGAACAGCGCGGAGCCGTTGACCGACCCCTGATCTACCGTCACGACGGCGCCGGCGAGCTTGGCGGTGGTGTCTGCGTCGGTGGCGCGAGTCAGCACCCAGGCGACGCTGGCCGAGCCGGCCGTGGTCACGGTGTAGATGCCGTTCTGGGCTGCCGTGGTCTGATTTTTCACCAGGACCCGGAAGCCAACAGAGCAGGTCACGCCATCGATCGCCAAGGCGGCTACAGCGCTGGCGGTGAGGGTGGCGCCGGCCCCGGCCGAGCCATTCGCATAGGTGGCGGCGAGGTTTGCCGTGGTGGCGACGTCGGCGGCGCTCTTGTAAGGCTCCTCGATGGACAGGACACCCAGGGTTGCCCGGGCGGTTGCCGCATCGGCATCGTCCAGGAAGGTGCGAGCAAACGCGGTCAGCGTTGTTACCGCCGCTGCAGAGGAGCTTGTGAAGTAGGGCAGCCTGTCAGCCGCAGCCGTCACACTCGAGAGCGCGGTGAGGTTGCCATGCTTGGCCTGGGCATCGGTGATGCCGTAGCCGGCAAGGGTGGTCGGGTTCGTACCGGCCGTGACGTAGCCCATGGCATCGACGGTCACAGATCGATAGGTGCCAGCAGCGACGCCGGAGGCCTTGCCGGTCAGGGCAATCGAGATATTCGCCGAACCATCAAAGGTTCCACTGCCCGTCGCGTCACCGGTGAAGGTGATCGTGCGGGCGGTGGCCAGCTTGCTGGCCGAGACGGCATTGGCGTTAATGCCGAGGGCATCGGTGATGCCGTAGCCGGCGAGGGTTGTAGGCTTGCCGGAGGTGATCTTGGACCAATCCAGGTTGGGAATGTCCGCGGCCACAAGTGCCATGCCGGCCGTGACGCGGCCTTTCGCATCGACGGTCACCTTGCCATAGGTGCCAGCAGTGACGCCGGAATTTGCCAGGGTCAGGGCGATCGCGGCGTTGGCGGTGCCATCAAAGCTGGCGGAACCGGTCGCATCGCCGGTGGTGGAAATGGTCCGGGCGGTGGCCAGCTTGGTGGCGCTGACGGCGTTGGCGTTGATGCCCAGGTACTTGGCGACCAGGGAAGTACCGCCCTCGTAAATGGTGTTTACGTAGGCACTCAGGAATTGCCAAGAACTTGACCCCAGAGAGCTCGCGCCTCCTGACTGGTATGGCAGCAAGCCCTGTGATGGCGTCCTGATCCAGCCAGAAGCATTACCGTCAGCCGGGACCAGACCCCAGTACCCGTAAAGGTATTCAGCCCTGGTCTGGCGGGCGTCATCCACACTCCCTAAGCCGACGTCGGAAGAAGTCGGTTTGTTGCCAGCGTGGTAATCCTCCTCATTGGTCACCACGTCGGTGATCGTGTAGGCGGTCGCATCAGGGATAAGCAATGGCAGTGCTGCATTGAAGGCGTGGCCGGTTGCAACCACCTCGCCATCAGACGCCACAGGCCGATACAGCGCGAAATAAACCTCGCTGTTGTAAGTCACTTCAACAATCTTGGCGGCGGCCACAGTGGCGCCGGAACGACGCTGCAGACTGACCAAGTTGCCGCTATAGGCAACAGTGACACTCACATCCACAAAATCGGTGTAGTTAAACGACCCTGCCGAACCGCGAGAGAACAAGATCCGCCCAACAAAGCCCGTCTTGTTCAGCAGGGTGCCGACATACTTTTTAGCCAACAGCACCAGGCAGGCCTTCGCATCAGTGCTCGACCCCAAGTGATCGACCAAGCCGAACTGGCGATCACCAGCAGCTCGCCAGAAGTCGCCGGCAATCCCGCCGCCCGCAGCCGGCAAGGCGCCGATCTCTGCCAGCGACCAGGACAGGTTTGCGGTGCCATCAAAGGCCTTGCCCGTTCCACCCACGGTCAGGGTCCGGGCGGTGGCCAGCTTGCTGGCCGAGACGGCATTGGCGTTAATGCCGAGGGCATCGGTGATGCCGTAGCCGGCAAGAGTGGTCGGCTTGCCGGTGGTGATCTTGGACCAGTCCAGGCTGGGAATGTCCGCGGCCACAAGTGCCATGCCGGCCGTGACGCGGCCTTTCGCATCGACGGTCACCTTGCCGTAGGTGCCAGCAGTGACGCCGGAATTTGCCAGGGTCAGGGCGATCGCGGCGTTGGCGGTACCGTCAAAGCTGGCGGAACCGGTGGCGTCGCCGGTGGTGGAAATGGTCCGGGCGGTGGCCAGCTTGGTGGCGCTGACGGCGTTGGCGCCTGCCGGCAAGGCGGCGGCTGCCAGGTCATAAGCCTTTTTCACCGCGCCCGCGGTGGCGTAGGTGGCATCGCTGGCGAGGTTGACGGCGCCGCTGGCCGCCCAGTTGTTGACGTTGCCAAGGCCCACGTCGGACGAGGTAGGTTTGTTTTCTGATGTGTAGTGAATAGCCCAGGCAGTGTCCGCATCCAGTGGAATGCCAGACAGTGAGAATCGAGAATAAACCACCCCATTGGCTGCAACGTACAACTGCGCTCTACGGTTAGAGTTGTACGTTGACTGCCATCCAGCGCCATGCGTTGGCACTTCATTTGTGGCAGGCTTTCCTCCATACGAGAGGAACTGGTTTTTAACCCCCATCGGTGTTGCGCCGCCGCCAAGGCCAAATCCACTCGGAGCTGCGCCAATATCATCCAGCGACCACGCAACATCTGCGCCGCCATTCACAGACTTCCCAGCATTGCCAATGGTCAGGGTGCGGGCAGCCCCCCAGTTCGCCGTGGTGATGTTCGCCGTGCCATCAAAGTTGGTGCCGTTGATGGCCCGAGCAGTCGCCAGCTTGCTGGCAGAGACTGCGTTGGCGTTGACCCCCAGGGCGCCCACATCATCGGCGGTAGGTTTAAACCCGGTGGTATACATTTGCTTCTGAACAACAACAACCAGCCCACCCGGGTCAGTGTTGGTAGAGGAGTCGTTATAGAACCCAATGGCATTACCACTCAGGACAGTCACTTTATGAGCCAACTGATAGGCTGGCGTTTTAAGCCAAAGCTCGAAAGTAGTTCCAGTGTCTTTTGTGTAGAGCGTTGGCTGACCGCTGTATAAGGCGAGGTTTGTTGACACAGCATCAACCATGACGACTCCAGCGCGAGACGCCATGCTAAGAATTACGTTGCTTCTTGCAGTACCACCATGGTCACCCAGACCGGTCAGGAGGAGAGTAACGTCCGCGTCCGTCCTGGCGATGTCACAAATCCTAGTCCAGCATGGCACCCCGCCAGAGGGGCGGCGAAGCGGGTATTGCGCTGCTGCATCCGTGATGCCATAGCCCGCAAGAGTGGTCGGCTTGCCGGTGGTGATCTTGGACCAGTCCAGGCTGGGAATGTCCGCGGCCACAAGTGCCATGCCGGCCGTGACGCGGCCTTTCGCATCGACGGTCACCTTGCCGTAGGTGCCAGCAGTGACGCCGGAATTTGCCAGGGTCAGGGCGATCGCGGCGTTGGCGGTACCGTCAAAGCTGGCGGAACCGGTGGCGTCGCCGGTGGTGGAAATGGTCCGGGCGGTGGCCAGCTTGGTGGCGCTGACGGCGTTGGCGCCTGCCGGCAAGGCGGCGGCTGCCAGGTCATAAGCCTTTTTCACCGCGCCCGCGGTGGCGTAGGTGGCATCGCTGGCGAGGTTGACGGCGCCGCTGGCCGCCCAGTTGTTGACGTTGCCAAGGCCCACGTCGGTGGACGTCGGTTTATTCTGATCCGTGTAGACTTTTACCCAGTCAACCCAGTTGTTCATGCTTCTGGTGCGGAACGCCAGAGCGCCCGCCGCCTCCTGGAGCTGGAACATTTGTCCGGTACTGTCAGCACCACCAGAACGCCACATCTGGAGGAGAGGGCCGTACTTGTTATAGAAATTTACGCCAAGGTCACCGACGCTCGCATATATCCCAGATGAGTTACCGATCGCGTTAGCGTCAGCCTTTAACGGGCCAGTTTCACCTATGCCATGACCGCCCGGAGCGGCGCCGATTTCATCAAGGGTCCAGGTAACGTTACCACTGCCATTCACTGACTTACCCGTGCCCCCAATGGTCAGGGTGCGGGCGGTGCCCCAGTTCGCCGTGGTGATGTTCGCCGTGCCGTCAAAGTTGGTGCCGTTGATGGTCCTTGCGGTGGCCAGCTTGCTGGCAGAGACGGCGTTGGCGTTGATGCCCAGGGCGTCCGTGATGCCATAGCCGGCAAGAGTGGTCGGGTTCGTGCCACCAGTTACATGACCCTGAGTGTTCACGGTCACAGACCGATAGGTCCCTGCCGCCACCCCAGAGGTGTGGTGCTGGGCGCCAATGTTCCCGCTATCAACCACTACCCGCCAGTTCATCGCCGTGGTGCCTACGGTGCCAGTCTTTTTCCAGTCGTTGGTGAGCAGCGCGGAGCCGTTGACCGACCCCTGATCTACCGTCACGACGGCGCCGGCGAGCTTGGCGGTGGTGTCTGCGTCGGTGGCGCGAGTCAGCACCCAGGCGACGCTGGCCGAGCCGGCCGTGGTCACGGTGTAGATGCCGTTCTGGGCTGCCGTGGTCTGGTTTTTCACCAGGACCCGGAAGCCTACCGGACAGGTCACGCCATCGATCGCCAAGGCAGCTACAGCGCTGGCGGTGAGGGTGGCGCCAGCCCCGGCCGAGCCGTTTGCATAGGTGGCATCGAGGTTTGCCGTGGTGGCGACGTCGGCGGCACTCTTGTAAGGCTCCTCGATGGACAGGACACCCAGGGTTGCCCGGGCGGTTGCCGCATCGGCATCGTCCAGGAAGGTGCGAGCGAATGCGGTCAGCGTTGTTACCGCCGCTGCAGAGGAGCTTGTGAAGTAGGGCAGCCTGTCAGCCGCCGCCGTCACACCAGAGAGCGCGGTGAGGTTGTTGTGCTTGGCCTGGGCATCGGTAATGCCGTAGCCGGCAAGGGTGGTCGGGTTCGTACCGGCCGTGACGTAGCCCATGGCATCGACGGTCACAGATCGATAGGTGCCGGCAGCGACGCCGGAGGCCTTGCCGACCAGGTTGATGGTCACGTCAGCCGTGCCATCAAAGGAGGCGCTACCCGTTGAATCACCGGTGAAGGTGATCGTGCGGGCGGTGGCCAGCTTGGTGGCAGAGACGGCATTGGCATTGATGCCCAGGGCATCGGTGATGCCATAGCCCGCAAGAGTGGTCGGCTTGCCGGTGGCGATCTTGGACCAATCCAGATCAGGAATGTCAGCGGCTACCAGACTGACCCAGGAAAGAGATCCAGCAGTAGCGCCAGCCCGGAGGAATTTGGCGTTATTGGTGGTCCCGGTGGCGGGCACATGCAGGTTACCGTCGCCGGTCGGGTGACTGTAGTTGTTGGCACTGGCGGCGATCCCGTCCAGCTTTGCCTTGTCGGCGGCTGACATGAAGCCAGCAACGGACGCGGTGGCTGCCCCGTGGGCTGCGCCGGTGGCGCCAACGTGCGATAGCGGGGCTGCATCGGTGATGCCGTAGCCGGCAAGAGTGGTCGGCTTGCCGGTGGTGATCTTGGACCAGTCCAGGCTGGGAATGTCCGCGGCCACAAGTGCCATGCCGGCCGTGACGCGGCCTTTCGCATCGACGGTCACCTTGCCATAGGTGCCAGCAGTGACGCCGGAATTTGCCAGGGTCAGGGCGATCGCGGCGTTGGCGGT